CACGCTCCCGACCACTGTGGGCGGTTCGCTGTCCCTGGACGGCCTGACCTCTGCTGAAGGCCTCACGCTCCCGACCACTGTGGGCGGTTCGCTGTCCCTGGACGGCCTGACCTCTGCTGACCGGACCAATGTTATGAGCAGGCTTCGGAAGTAGGCTTTATGACAACCTATCAAGCCGCCATCGCCCTCGGGATCACCCGTGCCGCCGTCCTCAAACGGATTGCGGCCGGGACTCTCAAGGCCACCAAGGAAGGCCGGGACTGGCGTATCCTCCCGCGAGACATCGAAGCAGCCCGAACGGTGAAGAAGGGCCGAAGGCCAAAGAAAGAGGCAAGACAATGACTACGCAAGGACCGGACCTACCGGATGTGACGATCGACGTAGCGCCCCTGGTTGATCCATTTGCTTCGTGTCCTTACTGCACCGGCCCTACGGCCGTCCTCAGTGAATCCACTCAGTATCACTGTGTGGATTGCCTTGATACCGGCTACGCGGACCCGGAGGCGGCTACGTATTGCTACTACTGCCGCAAGGTTGCCACTCAGTACGTGAACGAAACCCACCCGACGCACATAATCCGCGTCGAAGGCCGATTGTGGCGGGCGCACGGCTCATGCCTTGATGATGAGCGCCGATCCCACGATTCCAACCAGGACCCGGACCTACAATGATCCAGACGAAAAAAGGCAAGCCGCAGTTGCCTGACAAGTGGTGGATCGGCTTAACGGTGGTTTGCGACATCTGTGAAGCCGAAGCAATGCTGGAGCCTACGGATCGCCCGCGAAACCGTCAATACCAGGCCGGTCGGTGCATGATCGTCAAGTGCCCCACCGAGAACTGCAAGGGCTACATGCACGTCGAGAAGCCCGACCTTCAATCGGAGGCTGACCAATGACCCATCAAGAAACACAGAACATGGACGAGCGTGCTTGTCCGAAGTGCGGCGTTCCGTACCGGTTCCTCACCGGGGCTCAACTCCCGGACGGAAGCCGGATCAACCCGGACCACTGTTACACCTGCGCCCAAGCCTGGAACTTCATATCTCGCGGCATTGGAGGCAATGACCCCATCGCTCTAGCCAAGCGTTCGTTGGCTGGGGAAGCCGCTATCTACCGATCACGGGCTGGGTGGATACCTCGTGACGTGTTGTATCTGGAGGGTACGCAATGAAGCCCCTCCGCGTACGCCCTCTCAGCGACTTCGACGCCCGCGCGGTGGCGTTCTATCTCAATCGCGCACAGATGCCGGAGACGGCCGCTATGAAGCGGCTGTACGGCCGGTTGGCCGCTCGACATCATCAGGTACCGACAATGCATCCTGCGGAGCAAACGGCTACGAGCCGATGGCTGTGGCCGATACGGAATGGGAAGAGGATTTCTTAATGGCAGACACCAACGCTAGGGCGTACACGCAAGGGATTCCGTTCTATGCGGACTCTTGGCGACCATACGAGATCGGGGCGACTGTGCCTCCGGTGAACCTCTCCCGCTACGAGTGGAACACCATCTGCAAGATCGTCAATGAACTCTGCGAGCTTTCTGACGAGGTAGCACCCAACAGCCTTGCTGATAGCCTCATTCAAGGCAAGGTGCTGGTAGAGATCGTAGAAAAAGCGAAGGAACTTAGGTTCCGCACTCGCGACGAGGCTACCAAATGACACAGGTCTGCCCGTTCTGCAAGCAGGCATTCGAAGGCGGCGGCATCCGCCACGTTGACAATGATTGCCCTTCGCCTCCCTCCCGTGAGCGTCGGGTGGCATCCTTGCGGCGAGTAGCCGCCATGTTCGATGCACTAGCCCTTGACGACGGTTCGCCCGAATACAAGAAGGCGCAGGCCGAGTTCCGCAACCTCATGAGCCCAGAACCTGACCCAGTCACAGAGAAAGACCTTGATGATGTCGAGCAGTTGTTCTTGAGGCGGTTAGCCGAGGATGAGCCGAACCATCCTTGGGTGCAGGAAGGAATGGCAGGTCGATGACATCGCTTACTCATAGGGTCGGACCCGGCGAAGATATCCTCGTTGAGATTTACTTCGATCCGGACGGCATGAAAGGCGGCAAGATAGGCTGCTACCGGGCGCGATTGCTCAAGAACCATAAGTGCCACGATGCCGGTACTACGGCCGAAGATGCATACCGAGCCCTCATCTGTACGGCCTGGTCACTCGGATACATCCGTGATCCTGAGCGCTACCGCATAGCGAATGCCGGGTGCTTCAAGGTCTACGGCCCACCAACAGAGCCGTATTACCACCACCCTGACGATCCGAACGGTAGCCTGCCGGGGCATTACGCCACGCGCGAGGACTGGGCGGCCGACAATGAGTGACATCACACCCGAAGAGAAGGCTATCGCAACCGCTGCGCGGCGTCTGGAGAAGGCGCTCGGCGATACCTACGTGTACTCCTACCATCCCCAGCCCGCACGGGTCCCACAACGCCAGCACTGCATCACTATCCGCCGAGCGATTAACGGTGAGTGGATCTGTTCTGGATACGGATGTACGGCACCGGCCGCAGTGCGTGATGCGCTTAAAGAGTTCCGGGCGTCACTGGCGTTCTAAATCCCCTGCCCCGTCGCGCCCGGCATCCGGTCGAGACGCTGCGTAAGACGGGCCACTTCGTCACGGAGCGACTTTAGTTCCATCTCTCGCGGCACGTTGGTAGCAATCTCGGCCTCATACTTCTGCTGCCACGACGCCGCAAGCACTTCCGCTGCGGTCGCCCGCGCCTCGGCCGTCGCCAACTTGACTTTGAGGCTGTTGATTTCGGCCCGGTCGGCGGCGGCGTCCAGCTTCATGCGCTCAATCTCGGCACGGAGGTCTACCCGCAGGCCCTTGTTCTCCTCGGCGAGTTCCTTGCGCTCGGCCATGAGCCGTTGCGCTTCCGTCTCCTTCGCCTTACTCTCGCCTTCGAGGGTGGCCGTACGGGTCCTAGCACGGCCTGCGAGCCGCCGTTGGTACTCGCCGTGGACAAGCGCCAAGAGCGCGACTACAGGGCCGCCAATGGCCCCGGCGTCCGTGAGTGTCATAGCGCCTCCGTATCGGGGCAGAGTAGCGGTGTGTGCCATCGGCGGATAGCCTCCGTAGTCATGCGATGCGCTCCTTCTGTAAGCGGGCGCAACAAAACGCGGTAAACTTGCTGCTGCGTTCAGTTGCAGATGCATTCTGCACAGGGCGTAGTAGCCGGTCGGCACGGCTGTAAACTCTGCCGGCCGGCTGCGATTAGATTACCCCACGGGTTGGCCTCATAGCAGCATCGACACGCCGAGAGCAGTCAGCCCGCAGGCGATGAAGTTGGCTCGGCCCGAGGGAACGCCGAAGGCCGCTAGGGCCTCAAAGACGATGAAGGTGACGATTAGGAGTTGGTGTATCATTTCTGTTTACCTCTTTGGCATGTACGGCGTCAGGTCCTTAGTGAGCCTGGCGTTTTCTTGGGGTGTGAGCTTGCCTTTGCGCTGCGCCGATCGCATGAGGGCCGCGAGAGCGGGCGCAAGCATCCTCCGATCCGCTTCCGTGGCGTCGTGCTCGAATATATCGGCTGCTGCGGTGATGTCCTTCGAGCCGAGTGCGCCGAACTTGGCGACAACCGGCGGCTCGTTGGCATCCTGTGCCAAGAACCGGACATTCGCCTGTGTGAGAAGCCCGGTATCGATGTCGTGGGCAAGCCGCTTGCCGAGTTCGCTTTTCGGATCAAGCGGCTTGCTGCCAAGAGCCTTCACCATCGGCATCAATGCTCGCCGTTCGGCGTATGATGCTCTGTCAGCATCGGTAAAGGTGCCGCCTGGAGATGGCCCAAGGCGACGCGCTATAGCAGCCTCAAGCCTGGATGGGCGGTGCACACTCGACATCGGCACTTCCCGGAAGAATCCCGGCTGCGGGTAAGGATGGCCGGGTCGGTTAGGATCGGACGTAAGCGGTAGGTCCTCACGGTATCCCGGCTGTGCATTCTTGATGTAGTCGGCAAGCGTCTGTTTAGAGCGGATACCCTTCGATGGATCGGTCAGAGCGGCAGTCTGCGAGAGGAAGGCGCTGAACGGCTTGTGCATGGACACCACGCCCGCCTCAGCCCTCGCGGCCTTCCGTGGGTCCTCCCCAGTGAATATATTCGCTGCCGTTTGGGCGTTCTCATTGATCCGGGTGTACGGGTTGTCGGCAAACGGCTCAAATAGCTTGCCTGCGGCCTCGCCAGCAGTAGGCGCATCATGCGCCTTAAACCGATCGTAGATTTCCCCGGCGATGGCCCCGGTGTTCAGCAGGCCACCGACATTCCCGTATTGCCCCACGTCCCACTTTTTTCCACGGGCATTGATAGAGCCGTATTCACCATGAGCAGGATCAGGCGCGTTGGACTGCCCGGTTTGCTGCCGGTAGAATCCATACGCCATGATCCCGGCCCCGACAAGGCCCCTCTCAAACACCTTCTGCCGGTAGGCGGCCACTTCGGCGGGAGTCGCCTCCGGGTGCATGTGAGCATAAAGTCGAGCGAGCATCGGGGCGCTGATCGATCCCGTAGCCATCTCGATCTGCCGGCCAACGCTATTCATGGGAACGGACGCCACCGGGGCGATATTGGTACGGATCACCTTGCCGATCGGCCCCAGACGATCCAGTGATGTAAGCCACGCCGCCGCCCGGTTCGGATTCGTCTGCGTCTCTTCCCGAGCGAACCTGATAGCAGCCTCAGTCATGGCCGGAGTCGGGTTCAGGCGGGCATCAGCCACCGCGTTCCGATATGAGGTCCCTCTGAGCCCCTTCGCCTTCGCTGCCTTCTCCGCTTCGATGAACAGGCCCCGCTCGAAGTTGTACGTCTGCATCACATGGTAGATGGCCCCGTGAACACGCATTGGGATACGGTAGGGAGCCAATGCCCGGTGCATCAGAGGATCACGTGACGAGAGTTCGGTATGGATGGGGTCGCCCGGTGTGTGCAGAGCATCCTTGCCTGCCAGTTGCATGGCTAGCGGGCCGGACTTCATTAGTCGAATGGAATCCGGGACTGCGCGGACACCGGCCCTCAGAGCAGTTGCGGTTCCAAGGGCGCTAGATGCCGGGTTACGAACGAACCGGCGGAACTCCTCCGCGCTGATCGTCAGGTTATGAGCCCCGATGATCCGGCCGAGTGTCTGCAATCCCGACAGGATATTCGACCGCACAAAGTGCTGGTAGTTGTCACCGTCATCGGCAAGGTGCCGCATGATCGTATGGGCGATCCCGGCATAGTCGCCATCGTCCAGATTGCCGAGGTCGCGCACGGCGGCATCGTACTTGGCGGGATCGATTACGCCATCCACGCCTTTGAAGTGCTTGCCTAGAACGTCCTTGGCAAAGTCCTTCGGGGAATCGTAGCCAAGCCGCCCGGCCCGAGCATCCGCGATAACCGTCCGCATCTGCTTAATGATGGCGTGAGGATTGGGCTTCGGCTTGATCCCCCGGAACGCATCGACAGCCTGCGCGAACCTGCGGCCCTCAGCCGGTGTCAACGGCTCATTCGCCTCTAGCTTTGCAAGGGCGCTCTGCCCAACGGCATCACTGCCAAGATCAGCACGAACCGCCTTCGCGGCATCCGGGCCAACTCTCGCCCGCAGAGAATCGTCCACCACCTGAGCGCCGGTGCGGGTGCGTGATGGTCGTGCGGGCCGGGGGCCGCGTGCGTCCTTGACGATCTGCCGGACAGTCGCCATCGCGCCCATCGTTGGCCTGAAGGACCGCGAGGACACGTTCTTGGCCCATGCGTCAGCGATGATCTGCATTTGTGCCGGAGTAAGCTCCCCGCCGTGGATCAGCTTGTCGAGGATGGTGTTCGAACCATCGGCATCCCGGATGGCGTCTACGAACTTGGACGCTCGCAACCGTGACCCGAGCCCGGCGGCGAGCTGGTCTACGAATACCGGCTTGACGGCCGCGCTCTGCTGCGCGGCCACGGCCTTGCCGAGTGCGCCCCGTGCATTGGCATAGAGAGCCTGCCAGTCGGCTACGCTTAGGTCCGCGCCGGTATCGGCCTTCATCTTACCGAGCCATGCCCCGAACTCACGCGCCCCGGCTTCCAAGTGGTAGATCGCCATCTTGGTTAGAGGGGCAAGCACGGAAGGATCGATCCCCGCCGACGCTCTACCCGCCGACTGCTTGAACCACTTGGCTACTTCACCCTTCAGCCCGTCGTAGTCAGCCTTCGTGACGATCCGGTTACGGCTGCCGTAGGATTTACCCGCAGGCTTGGGCGCGTTCGTCTCCGCGAGCCGTGGGGCCTTCTGGATAGCACGCTGCGCGGCAACCGCCTTCTCGTTGTACGAAACGACGGAATGGCCTTGCAGTAGTTGGCCGCCGCGCTGCGCTACCTCATCGGCGTGCTGCATGGCAAGCCGGTGGTTCTCGTTGGCGATGTCGGCGGATGCTTGGTTGGCGACGGAAGGAGTTTCGCGGTTGACCGCTTCGGCATCACTTGCTGCCTCGGCGTAGTGGTTCCGCAGGTTCCTGACCGCAAGCTGCCAGATTTTCGGCTCTACGCCCGTGGGGATTTCACCGGGCGGAATAGCTCTGAGGTCGTCAATAGACACGCCAAGGTCACGCGCGCCTTGGATGGCCTGAGCGTCAGTGAGAGCAGGCTTGCCGACGAGCCCGAGGCCATGGGCGGTTGCGGTGATCTTGGCCTTGGCGACGTCGGATGCCTGGATGCGGTCGAGGTTCGTGCTGCCGACCATGTTAGATGGCGCAACCGTTGCATTATCTGCAACAGTTGGAACCTGCCCATTTTCGGCCGTGTTTTTAACAGGTTCCGGGGATGCGTTAAGCGGGGCAACAGATTCAGTGGTCAAGGATTCCTTGACAGGTGCCTTCCCGCCGAGTATGCGTCCGAACATCTGCCGCATCTCATCGGAGAGCCCTGCATCGATCGCCGAGCCCTTGATCCCACCGTAGATGTTCCCGAGCCATGCTTTGAACTTCTCAAAGACGGTACGCATCGGCACAGTCGGGAACTTTCCTTCGGCTAGGTACTGCTCAAACCCCCGCGCGAACTTCTCTTCGTGCGAACGCTGCCAGTTGCCGTCCTTGACGCCGGCCCATGCCTCCGCTGCCTTCCGGTCGACATCGTTGAGCGTTCGGCGGAAGATATGGCCGAGTTCGTGGACAGCCGTGGAAACATCTGGATCCTTGAGAGCGTGAATTACCGCACGTCCGTCGTCAAGGAAGGAGACTGCGCCCTTCGGCCCTTGGAAGAGAGTATCGCCGAGTGCGGCATTCGCCTGGCGTGCGAGACGTGTTATGTCGGCATCAGAAGCGTTATCAGCGCCAAAGGTTCGGATGTCTCCATGAGCGGGCTGCACCTCTACCGTGACATTCTGGCCTCGCCCTACCCTGCGCAATAGCCCTATCTGGTTAGGCGTCAACGCCCGCACGGGCTCGGCATATAGGATGTTGTTAACTGGATCGGCGTGGATGCGCAGCGCCCCGGAGCCCTCTTGGAACTGAATCATCCCATCGGTACCACTCTTGCCGCCGGTCAAGTCCTCGGGTAGTTGACGATGGTCAACAGTCCGTGCGCCACTCGCAAGATTGCCTTCATGCCTGCCAGAGAAATCAAGCATCTGGCCGTCAGGAGTTACATAACCTGCCTCGCGAGGATCATTGGTGACACCGAAGTGCTTCTTGGCGGCATCGATGATCGTTGTCGGGCTTGGAATGTCCTGATGTAGCGCCCCCGAACCCGATTCGCCCTGCGTCACACCCGCTACATACCGGCGATAGAACTCCGCAGGAGTCGAGTTATTCTCAACCGCCCACTGCTTCGCCCGTGCATCGAACAGTGCAGATGATGCCGTCGCCTCATCGGGCGCAAGCCCCATATGCCGCTGAAGGGCCGCTGACATAGAGGCAGGCGAATTGACGAGGGTGAGGGCAGGCTTCGGAGCCACAGACGGCGCGCCGACGGTAGGTTCACCCTTGCCGTAGATCAGCTTGTCGATCTGGAGCCCTAGCGCGTTCTGGTTGGCATCTTCTACGAATGCCGTCAGCCCATCAAAGGGAGCATTCGGATCACCCTCGCCGTGGGCCACCACATCGGCCCCACGCGGCGTTTCCACCACTGACGCGCCGTTCCGTGCGGCCACGTCACGAAGGACCGTCATCTCTTCCAACGACATCGGGCCGGGGCCTCCGCGTGGCGTCAGCGACATTACCGTATGGGGCGCTACGTTGCCCTGTGAGGCGATAGCAGAGCTTCGGCGGGCGGTGGCGTCAGAGATCGGTGGCTCTTTGCCCTGCGCCCTCAGAGACGCCGCAAGCGCATCCGGCAGGGCTTCATCGGCAGTCGGTGGATGCGTGTCTGATCCCCGGTAAGGCTTGCCCTGTGGCGGGCGCATGGTTACGGCGGGAGGCGTGGCGGCATCGTCAACAATCGGCTCAACCTGACCCGGTGGCAACGGCTGATCATTCCGGGCCTGCAATCGAGCACGGACATTCGCGCCGGCCTGCGTTTCCGGCTTCATGGCTTGGATAGCGCGGGCGGTTTGCGCTTGACGCTGAATGTCAGAGGCCATCGGAGGGATAGCATCGGCGGCCGGAGGTGCTATAGGTTCAGGCGCGGGCGGCGGCACAGCCGGGACTACTTCAGCAGGTGTCTGACCTCGTCGGTTTCGCAATGATGCGGCGGCTTCTGCGATCGACGGGGAGCCCGGCCGGAGCGGTATGCGCCCGAGCTGGTGCATGGTGCCACCGGCCGCCACCCAATCTAGAAGCGCGTTGCCGGGATTGTTCGCCCACTGATCGGCAAAAGCTTTCCGGGCCGCCTTGTCGCCGGTTAGTGCCTTTGCGGCAAGGACGGGGCTGGCATTCGTGAGCCCACCGATGATCCCGTGGAGGGTGTCCATGTAGTTCTGCGCGGCGTATCGCCCTTCGGTATCCACACCACTACCAGGAGTTACAACCCCCTTGGCCGCTGCGCCGATAGTCTGAGCGCCGTGGATAGCAAGCCCTGCAAGCGACTTCGCGACATCGTACAATCCTGCCGGAAGGGCTGCCGCATTTGCGACAAGCCCGGCCGCTGCCGGTGAGTGCGTCAATCGCCCCTGCGCCACCCATTTGCGGGCCGATTCCCCAAAGTTGCGATCCGCCGAAGCAAGCCAATCCAAGTAAGTGGGATCGGTTGCGGCCCCATGACTGAAGCCGCCACCATGATTGATTCCCCTATCAATCGCCGCCATATCCTGCTGAGTGGCGTTAGGAGGCGCAACCCGACGGGCCGGTGGGCGGTATGGCACTCCCTCACCCGGCAACGGGAGATCGCTTTTGAATGACCCCGAAGGCGCAGGGCGTGCCGCTGCGACCATTGCCGCATGAGTTCTCGCCACCCCGCCGAGCCATGCCTGAGTGTCTGCGTTAGTGCTAGGATCGGCGGGCGCGCCGGGGATATTCCATGTCGGTGCTTGGGGCGTGGGAGTAGCGGCAATCGTTCGGCGCGGGAGGGGCCGCCTTTGTGGCACTGCCGCAGGCTTGGATTTCGATGGAGGCTGATAGCCTTGGACAACCCCGCCGTGAGCGGATGCAATCTGTGCTATCGTCCGGTCGGAGCGTACATGCCACCCACCATCCGCCCCGGCCTGAGTAGACTCCGCTACCCGGCCGTTGCCGAGCGAGATGGCAAAGTGCTCGGAACCGTTAGAGCCGATCTGCCCGCGCGGAATGCCACCCTTCGGCGGGAAGAAGAGTATGGTGCCGTAAGGGTAGTTGCCGGAGGCGTCAGGCTGCACCTGCGATCCATTGCGGACTATCCCCGATGCCGTCGTGTTGAATCCCGACGACTGAAGCTGCTTCGAGATAGCGGCCCCACACTGAAACGCCGATGGCTTACCCACCTTGGCGAGCATCCGCCCGACGAACGGATGGGCCTGGTCCAGCTGGATAATGTCGTCAGGAGACGGCATCTGATCGGGGGACTCAGGGGCAGGCGTGGGTGATACACCCGATTGCTGCGCTATGATGTCGTCCGGTGATGGAAGAGTGGTAGGCATCTAGTGCTTCTTGTAGGGCTTGCCGTTCAGGAAGTAGTTACCGGCGGCGTCACGGGTGAGCGTGCCTTGGTTCGTCCGCCAAGTGCTTACGATGTTCTTACCACCACCGCTAGGCGGTGGCTGCGGCCTAGCTGCTGCCGCCCGCTGCGCGGCTATCACTTCATTGTAGGCGTGCTGTGCGCCGGGAGCCTTCGGGTCGATCATGGTCACGGAACCATCGGCGGCTTCGTTCAGTAGTGGGTCCTGTTGAACCGGCCCCATGGGCGTCATGACGGTACGTGGCAGGAAGTAACTCTTGAACTTGTCGCTGGTAGCGAGTCCCGCGCCTTTGCCTGAGCGAGTGTAATCCGTGTTGGCGTTCAGGTTCGCTATGCGGGCGACCGCCTCCGGCATCCGGCCATTACGAATGTACTCTATCGTGGCTTGGTCGAGCGGAATACGCCCTTGTCTAATCGCATCGATCTGAGCCTTCCCGAGTTGCGTCCGGGTCGTCTGGAGGTACTGAAGCATGGCCTGCTTGTAGTCGTCGGCCGTTCGCATATTGGCGAGACGCTGCGCCCCGATCTGCGTCATGGCCGAGCCGGGGATCTGTAGCACGTTCCCATTGGCGTCGAGATAAGACGACATCGGGCGGCCGTTGATCATCACCTTGTCACGCTGATCCGGCGGGGTGGCCGCCACCTTCGCCGCAAATGCTGCCGGGTCCATACCCCCGTTGTACGGCCTCATGCCGGCATCGGGAATCGATACGTCAACGCCCGCCCTGCGGAATGAATTGGTGGTGTTCAGGAACGCTTCGGGATCGCCGCCCTGTGTCTGGAAATCCTTGTAGAGTTGCGCCCACCGATCGATTCCGCCAAGGTTCTGCTGGTTCATCTGCCCAAGGCGAGCGTACAACGAATCCTCATCCTGCCGGAACTGTGATTTGTATTGCGGAGACCGGCCGGGGCGATTGAGTTCCGCTTCATCCTGTGCAATCCGGGCAAGAATCGCATCACGGTCGCTCATCCCATTGCCGAGAGGCGCGAAGGGGCTAACACGTGGGCCGGTCGGAGCGTAGCGCGTTCGCCCTCCGGCCGGCAGGGCCACTGATGCTTGTCGGGCGGTGGCGTACGGGCTGGCCGACGGTGGCAGGATCGACCCGAGTGCTGATGCCAGTGGATCGGCGGGCGGCTGGGGCGCTGCCGGTGGCGGCCCTTCCATGATGGATCGCAAGGACGCCGCTAGGGGCGGCTGTGCCGATGGCGCGGGCGCAGGGGCCGGTTGGCCGGTTGCGTCCGCCTGCGGGGCTCCTGGGGCCGCCGTAGGGCTATCAGGTGAGAGCCACGCCATGACATCGTTCTCGGCTTCGCTGGGGTCTACGCCGTAGCTGGCGGCGATGGCCCGCGCCCGGTTCCGAACTCCGTTGTTGTCCAGCACGCCGTTCCCATAGGCCGCTTGCAGGTTGCTGATCTGCCGTTCGTAGTTGTTGCGCTGCTGCGCTTTCAGAGTATCGTTACGGGCGTCAAGTTGGGATTGCCGGTAAGACGCCTGAGTTTTGCGAGCATCGACACGATCCGATTCGATCTGTGCCGCCTGCTGCCCGGCAAGTTGCCCCTTCTTGATCCCGACGCCGAGCCGGAGCAGGGCGTTCGGCAGGTAATTTCCGCCGGGGCCTGTATCGAAGATGGTGCTCATATCATTAGTGCCTTAAATCTGGTACACTGTCGCTATGGAACCAGTTAGAGTCTCGTGCCCAAGATGCGGAGGGGCCGGGAGCGTGCCCGCCAAGCCGTGGCAAATCGCCATTCTCACGATCTGCGGCAGTGAGTGGTTATCAACGCCTTTGATCCAGCACGGGTTGAAGGTCGGATACGATATGGACATGAGCTTGAGCCTGCTTAACAACAGGCTAAGTATACTCTGCAAACAGGGCCTACTTATCCGTAAGCCGGTGCCGCAACCATCGGGCGGCTACGAGTTCCACTACAAGGAGACAGAATGAAACTACGTCAAGCGGCCATCTGCGCGTGCATGGCCTACACGATCTACGCGGTATGCACCGGGCAACTGCAAGCCTGGGCCGACCCTCCGTCAGGTACCTCGACGAGCAACAATCCCTCGAATTGGAGCCCTGTGACTCCTACGATCGGGACAAACCCGCATCCGTCGGGCGTTGTTGGCCCTGTCCCTACAATACCTCTAGGGCTCCTGACCGCACCTCAGAATCCGCCGGGAGTTGTCTTTGACTCCTCCAGACACATACCTATGGGTCTTGCACTAGACCCTAGAGGCGTGCTCATGGTGACCCTCACGAGCATCCAGTTTCCGGGCAAGATCGTGGCCTTCAACACGCGTGGATCAAAGTTGTGGGTTAAGACGTTCTTGCCAAAACCGACGTTCGTACACTATCATCTCCCTAACATTGAGATCGCCGGACTCGGTTATCACGAATGGGAGGTAACTATCGTGCCCGGTACGGCGGTCAAGGCAGATGGCAATACGGTTTGGTTCTCGCCATACCGGAGTATGAAAGCACCCGAAATGACCTTCCCGATGACTTCTCCATCAAGTTACATCGGCGCATCTTCCGGGCCGCCTAATGATCGGCGTACTATCACGAGATCAGTCCCAAACTGGACAATCTACACGACGCCTGCTGTCAGAGCGCATATTGTTGGTCAAGTTGTTGTGGTTGATGGGCCGACTACTGACATCGACTGGTCAACGGCGATGCGATCAGACGATAACCCGGTGGATCGGGGCCTGATGCAATACTCCAAGGACAACCAACTTGCACCGTTCCCCATCGGAACCATCATCGTGACCAAAGATGCTGCCGTGTTCGTGGTTGTGCGCGAGGATGCCAACCCCGCAGGCGGATGGGACGTTCGGATGCAGCGGCTTGTACAACCTCCTCATAGAGTGGTGGGCTATACCGAGACAGTGAACCAAAACACTGAGGGGCATCCTGTCGTTTGGCATCCCGACGAGGCAGGTATCTTCGCGGATCACACTATCCAAGGATCGTAGACGCATCACCGTCCGATCGGGGTATAGCGGAGCGGGTTGGGAGGCGTCAGCCCGCCGTAGTAGCCGGGACTGCCGAAGCCGATTGCGAGGGGCTTTGCACCCGGTACGAACGGCGGGGTAGTGGCCGCAGGCGACATGATCTTCGCGAGCGCCTTCTTGTAGGCCGATCCCTGAGAGTAGAGCGCCCCGAGGTCGCCAATCGAGCCCATAGCATCTCCGGCCTGCGCCTGTGCGGCCGCTTCGGCATCATCGGCAAGGCCGCCATACTGCCCGGCAAGGTACTGATCGGCCGAAGTCTGCTGCCCTAGCGCCTCATTCCCGAATCCGTACGCCTGGTTGGCCTGTCCGGTGGTCAGCCCATAGTCGGCCCCCAGATTGGCCTGCCGACGCGCTGCGGCCTGCTGTGCGGCATACTGTCCTGCCTGTGACTGGTCCGCTGCCTCCGCGAGATCGACACCCTGAAGGCCACCGGTGGATAGTGACGATGGATCGGTGAAGCCACGAGCGGCAAGAGACGACCTTACTCCTGCCCGTGCGGCATCGTAGGCCGACCGGCTGTGCTGCTGCGCCCGCTCGGTATCAAACGCAAACTGCTGGTCGGTATCAGGGTTGCGCTGAAGGTACGAATGGTACGCATCGTACGCCTCGCCTTGCTGCGGGCGATAGCGGTTGTAATCGGCAAACGCCTGATTCGCGAGGTCGCCATAGCGGCCTGCGTTGGCGTTCACGCCGCCAAGGTACCCTTCCTGAGCCGAGCGGTACCGGCCTGAATTCTGGCCGCCCTTGTTCCCGCCGAACAGCCCTGCCACGCCGCCGATGAGCGATACGGCATCTCCTACTCCGAACATAACGAGCCTCCGGTCTAAACTACGGTTGCGGATGCATTGTCAGCCACCCGGTTCCGTCAGCCCGCACTTTGACGGTGAGTGTCTGAAGATTGTTAGTGATAACGGTCGTTCCGGACCCGTCAATGTCGTCTCCGGCATGGGCTGTCAGCGTTATGCTGTTGCCGCCGGGATGGATTTTGACAGTGAGTGCCGGATGGGCCGATGCAAGGTAGGCGCTCGCCTGCGGGAGCGTCACCGTTCTATTGCCGCCCGATGTATCCACTGCCACGTTTGGGGCCGACGCGCTCATGGTGAAATCGATAGACTGCGCCGTCCACGATTCGTCCGGTAGCCCCGACGGAGGCGCAGGCAACGCCGCTGGAGCCCACTCAGTCCCATTATACGTCAGTACGTCATCTGTGGCTGGAGTGGCACTATCCACCGGGACGGACTGCAAGCCCACCACCACCGGAGCATCCCCGCCGCCGCCGAGGTCACCCGCCATGACGATGTATCCGCCCGAGTCCGATGCGGCAGGCAACGACAGCTCATTGCCAACGAGCGAGAGCGGATCATCCACGGTTAGGTTGACCGATGGCGGGGCCGATGGACTACTGCCGGGGATAGAGACAATCGTAGTCCGGGCGGCACGCCCTGCGGCGGTGGCTGCCCTTGCTCGTTTAGCGAGTTGGTGTACCTGAGCGTTCTCTGTTGTAGTTGGAGGGGCTTGCCCTGGAAGGCGATAGTACGGATTGCTCATTGGTCCGACGGCCTCCCCTGCGCGTACTCGATCCCGAGTGCTGTGATACGGGTCGGCGTGATGGTCGAGCCCGAGAGCCCCACCGTCATATAATCGCCCCGCACATCCACCGTCACCGGAATCCGCTGCGACCGCCTTTCAGTCGCGAACGTGTACCCCTGCGAGAACGACGCTAGGCTGCCTGCCGCTGATGCCGTGTACGTCAACGCCGCACTCTCGCCCGTTGTCGCGAGCGCATACACGTAGGTCGGCTGGTTCTCCATCCAGTAGGATTCGGCCCGGTCCTCTTGGCCGATTCCTCTGCTCTGCGCTGCCCACGATACCGCTACAGCCGATGATGCGCTAAACGCCTTGTCACCGCTGCCGGTGAGCTGATAGATTTGTCCGTCGAGCCCTGCCATATAGATGTCAGCGTTGTCGGCCCCACCCGAAAGCGCCTCCGCGCCGGAGATATTCATCTGCAAGAATCGGGTCCAACCGTTCTGCCGATGATCCCACACGTAAGCGCAAGTATTCGCGCTGTCGCCTACCTGTGGGGCGAAGAGGTAGAGCCGCCGACCGGCCCACAGCATCGCGCATTTCTGATAGGCTGCCGCTGTGATGGCCGTTCCGCCCGACTGCGAGGGATTGAGCAGCCTTTCGATGGCAACCGATACAGGGGTCACCTTGTTGCCGTTAAACTCGTAAATCCCATCGGGGCCGAGGAACCATATCTTGTTGTCGACCACCGCAACGGCCCGAGGAGCGATGCATCCCACCTGTGCCCGCCGCAGGTAAGAAGTCAGCGTGAAGTCATTGGCCCCGAATCCTACGATAGTCCACACCGACCGCTGCTTCAGGATGACAAGGGTAGTACCGAGCGGAACGAGGCGCATGATCGGATCGTTGTCGGCCCCACCGGCGGATGCCTGGATGCCCTTCACGTCCGCTTCGGGATCATCCCCTCCGGGACTGATCGCATTGAAGTAGAGCGCCGATGGATTGGATTCGTCTATCAGCCAACTCGCATAGAGCGTCGAGCCCTTCGCAAGCCATAGCCGCCCCTGCCAACTGACCGCGCTCTGCGCCCCCGTTGGCGGCAGGCCCCGACCGGTGATGAGCGACACGGCCAAGGCGCTCTGTAGCACGCCATCTGGCACGTTATCAACCGCCGTGCGGGTCGAGTGATTCCACGATAGGTTCGTGGACGTTGCCGGCGAAGTGGACGGCAGGCTGTCGGTGCCAACCGGCAGGATCGCCACGAGCCGGTATCCGGGGTCGAGCACGCCACCATCACGGTACAGGAAATAGTAGTTGGTGTTGCCGTTGAGCGGCGTCGGGAATATGAGCTGCGCAGACGCCTGCGCAAGTGTCATCTGAAGAGATGCCGAGATCGGCGAGGGATCGCCTTCAATGACATCCGAGAGTTGTAGCACGGTGCCACCGGAGGTATACGCCCCGCTCCCGGTCGAGCCCATGAGGGTAAAGGTCGTGTTGCTGGTAACGACAATGAACCACGTCCCATTTGCGGCAGTGTTGCCGACCACGCCGTACACAAACACCCGATCGCCGGTTTGGTAGCCGTGAGCTGTGGTCGTAGTAACAGCAATCGGAGCGGCGTTGCTGGCTGCCGAGATCGTAGCCGACCGGCCATTAACTTCAGTGAACACCCATGTATACGGGCCTGCCACGTCTCCAGTCAGAGCATTGGCAACTGAAAGCCGCCCTGCCGAATCGATCGGCCCGAACGTGATGACGTTCGGTACGTTCGTGTTCGGCGGCAAGTCTGCCATGAAGAACACGTACAGGTACCGGATACTGGCGAGAGTGGCGGCGGCTATCGTGGTGATGTCCACCGACAGCGAACTGCCGTCGTTCGCCCAAGTCATCTCGTTCGTGTAGTTGATCGTGCTGTGCGTGTAGGAGACAGCCGTACCGCCGGAAGTGTATGCGCCTGATCCGGTCGATCCCGTCAGGGTAAACGTGTCGGCCCCGGTCCTGATAATCGTCCAAGTCCCGTTGGCGGCCGTGTTGCCGAGTACTCCACTGATCTGCACTACATCCCCGGTCACGTATCCATGAGCGACAGCGGTAATGGCGATTGGGCTGGCGTTCGTGGCCCCCGTGATGGCCTTCGTGGTCGTGTTGACGGCGATAAGCCCTAGACGCACGTGCATCCCGGAAGTCGGGATCGGCGTAGAGGATGGGAACGAGATGCGTCCGGCGTTCGATAAGTCCTTACCCGCCTGTCCAAAGTCCCTGACGAGGTACGTCCCGCCAATCTCCGGGAACAGAGCGCCCCACTGCACTTGACTGTTGGCGGCATCATTGAGAACCGGGCCATTCATGATCGCCGACAGGTTGCACAGGCCGATCCATACGCCGTTGCCGCCCTGGTTGGATGGCCCCGACGCCAGGATTATATCGTAGTGGTGCGGATCGCCGATTGCCTCAAGCGCCGGGCCAAAGTTGAGCGTAGCCGATACCGTTCCCGGCATCGTGGCCGACGGCGGATTAAGCAGGATGGGGCCGATGGTCGCTAGTGGATTGTTGGAAGAATCCATAGCGGTCATTATCAGAGCTATGGTGGCCTTGGACCCGGCCCGCTGGCGTTCGGCCTGCGCGGTGAACCGGAAACAGGCTGCTTTCGCAAGCCCATACGGTGCCGGGAATCCGAAGGCCGTCACAGCCGGGGCGGTGATCGATTGCCCTATGGCGTCGGCGGGATTGTCCAACAGAACCGAGAATGGGGCCGTGGCCGCGAAACTGACTTGGGATGATCCGCCGGTAGAGCCGGGGCCGTAGTCCGGTGAATTGGCCGGCAGGATGTACGGGCCGTTCTTCAGCGTCCAAGGGGTACCTGGCAGGTAGACGTTCCCACTGGCTGAACCAGGCGTATGGAAATCACCGTTCGGGAGCAGGTTCGATTGCCCACCCTTGACCACCGATGCCGTATTGGCTGTGTATGCACCATTGCCCGCAGAGCCGGTCAGCGTGAAGGTGGTCGCGCCCGTAACGGTGATGACCCACGTGCCGTCTGCCGCCGTGTTCCCTTGCGCCCCCGAGATCGTCACCACATCGTTTGTAGCGTATCCGTGATTTGTGGAGGTAGTGACGGCGATCGGCGTGGCATTGGTCGCTGCGGACACCACAAGGGCCGTAGAGGCGGGTATAGCCGGGGCAGGGGTCCAGTTGGCGGCCACCGGCGTATCAAGCACCCCTGCGGTCAGCGTAGCGATCGGAGCGGTGGTCGGCGCAAGCTGACCCACGTACGCCGCAGTGGTCGGGGTGCCACTGGCATCCATCGAAATCCGGTAGACCGGCGTCCCGCCCGCTACCGGGCTGTCGGTGCCGTTCCCATCCACCACATACACGAACCGGCCTGCCTGCTCAAAGAACACATTGGCCGATACAAGATTGAACGACGTTGCCCCGCCGATCAATACTTCCGTGGAGGTGGTAGCGCCCTTCTGCTGCCGGTAGACCTTCCCGCCACACGCGAACAGGAACCATGTTTGGTAGGTCGGCGGGGCAACCGTCATATTGGCGGTCACGATCGGGAGGATCCCGTAGGCGGCTGCGCTGCCCCGTGCCACCACATCAGCCTGCGTAAGCGTGCCTTGCTTGCCAGGGCGCGTGACCAGTTCCCCGCCATCCACAAACAAGTTATCGGCCTGCTGCAAGAAGCCGGGGCGTAGTAGCTGCGCGGCGTGGTATACGTCCACCCCGACGAAATCGGTTTCTGTGACTGTGGTGGTGGAAGGCATCGTTATTTGGAAGGCTTCGGAAAGTGAGCAGCCCCAAGAGCGGGGTCGCTTTGCCATAGCCGCACAAGAAGGTCTTGGGTGATGGCCTCAAACTCTCCCATCCATACCGGGATGCGGGCGGCCATCTGGGGATTCTGCGTGTTCTTCTCTGCGATCAAACACGCAGCCCTGTACACGAGCGCCTTCGCTAGATCGGGCTCAATCCAGGTTGGGACAGCGGAGCCGGTCAGCCGTGCCGGAACAGCGAGTCCTATCACCGTCAAGGTGGCCGGTGTCGCGGGCTGTGGGTAGACCCCAACACCGTCATTGCCCTGCGGGAACCAGTACAGAGGCGTTCCCGCCGTCTCAAGCCCGACAGGCCCAAGGTTGGTTTCGAGCGCCGACCGTGAGCAATAGGTGAGCGCATTCGTTCCGTGCTTGACGGCCCGCGCGGCCCACAACGCTTGCCCGGAGGACACTGTGAGCGAGGAGAACGGGCAGTAGTTCGATGCGAACGATGCCTTAGTGCCCGTGTCCGTGATCGGGTAGCAAGTACGGCATATCTGCTCGGCGGCTTCATTGAGGTATTGGGTGATCGTCGCGGCCGTAGTGATCGTCGGTGAGCCACCCGTGCCGGTCGGCAAGTCGCCCGCATGGCTTGCTGAATCCAAGCTGAGCCGGGAGAGAACTTCATTCTGCAAATCGACCAACGTCTGAGGATAAGCCATGTTATTTTTAGCCGAACTGTTTACGTTATTGCGAACAATGGGTACGATGCCAGTATGGAATCATACTCTGATGCGGACCTGGTTGATGTGCTCAATGAACAGATCGCTGAGATCGGCGGGCTGAGGAAGTGGGCCAAAGCTCACGACTTCACCCCGAGCTTCCTGAGCGATGTCAGGGCCGGGCGACGGAACATTACGGATCGGCTCGCTACTGCACTCGGGTTTGAGCGCAACAGCGGATGGGTCAAGAAGGAGACATCCAAGTGAAGCTACTTGATAAACTACTCGGCAGGCGTCAATTCCACACTGCCCGACAGGCTACCGCCGTCGGGCAGTCCGACGCGATCACCAACGCTATCCGCCTCTCGAAAGGCGGTGAACTGATCGCCGTCGTTTGGGCCGATGCCGGGAAGGTGGGCTATGCCACCACCACGGAGCGGACAGCGCTGAACGGCGAGGTTTTCACTGCCTCAACGATGCCTGACCTGTCGCCTGTCGTGTACCGGGTCTATCCGATCAGCCGGTCAGGGCTCGATACAGTGCCGAACCTTGTGTCGGCTTACCAGTACGGCAAGCGGATCAAGTAGCCTCCCGTTATTTACCAACCCCAAGGAGCAGGAGAGATCCCGCCGTGGCCGGAGCAGAACCACCGACCGTTTTGAGCGCCGCGACGTAGCAGGAGTACGTCGAGCTTGCCATGTTGAAGTTGGCCGTCTGCGCCGCGATGGTGTTAGCGGTCATATCTTCAATGGCGACACCGAAGCTTAGGGAATTGACGGTAGTGAGGTTAGCAAAGCCGCTTCCCAGCGTCGGCGTGCCGCTCCCTCCGGCGATAAACACACCGATTACCAGTTCGGGCGTCTCAGTCGTAGCCGACGATGCACCAGAAGTGGGGTTGGTGCCTGTAGTGCTGTTGACTGTATGCACATCCAGGGAGGACGTTTTCAGGCCGGAGTATTCACGCACCAGCCCCGCCATCGGGACGGTGGTGTTCGTAATAGTCACGGCTGTGACGCCCGAAGCCACATTGTCGGCGACCCATAGACGGCCCGTCCCCCCGGTGTCAATTACCGTGTATGTGCTGCTCTTATTGTCTGATACCGTGCTAGATGACAGGCATCCGGCGACAATAAGTGTGTCTCCGGCCCCAGAAGCGGAGATGGTGATTACCAAGTTGCCAGGGCCGCCGCCGGTTGTGCCAGTGACGGTCTGTACGAGCGTCACAGTCGCCCACGACGGAGCGCACAGCAGGGTCAGCAGCAGCCCAATGATCGTAAGAAGTCGTTTCATTTACGGCCCTCGGCGGTCGTGGACGTGGTCCTCAGAGTGCCACTGCCGTCAATAACGAGAGGGACTGTACTAATGGCCGGGCAAGGCACAGAAATCACGCCCGGACAAACGTAGGCCCCACCTTCCCATGATGGGCCGTACTGAGGCGGCTGAACAACAACACTTCCGCCGGGGTGGACTATAACACTCACGCCGACCCCGAGTGACACAGTGATATCGCTCGGCCCCGTGTTCGTCACCGTGTACTGAGGCGACACGACCGTGATACACTGGACAGCCCCGGTCACAAGCTGGCCGCTTTGCGGGACAGGGGAAGCGTACACCGAGACGGTCGCGAACCAGAGTAGAAGTCCCAAAAGGTATCGCATGGTTGCTCCTTATGGCCCGAGGTAGTACGTGACAGTGATGTACTGAGTGGTGGACGCCGAAGCTGTTGTGTAGTCCAAAGCCGTAGCGGCCGTCACTTTGATAGGTGTCGTGAGCGTGATGTTGCTGCCGCCACCGGCCGGGTTGATCGTCGCTATGAGTGTGCTGCCGGAGTGCGGCAGAAGGCTCACCAAGGACGCTGTAGAGCCCGTGTTAGCGATGTAGATTCCGGTGATGTAAATCGATACACCGGATGTCGCGTTCGCCGCGAGCTGCGCCGTTGTCGCGCTCGCGGTGCTAACCGTGGCGCTGGAGTAGTTATCATGCAGGGCATACGGTGATACAACGATCTTGCCGTTCAGGTCGCCGTAGGCGTTGACCCGCTGGCCTGTGGTGACTGCCGTCGGATCGGCCGACTTTCCGACCATGCCCACCTTGACCGGATTGCCGCCGTCGGTTGCTGCCGACGCCACGTCACCGACCACCTGAGCATTCAGATTGCTCGCGGTGGCCTGCGTAACCGCCGTCGTGCTGGTCGTGTCCAGAACGGCGTGGAGGTTGGTCCCGGTCGTCTGTACGACCGTCACGTTCCCAGTTACGGCGGTGGTGCTGCCGGTGTCGTTGATCGTGTGACCGATGACGTTCGTGCCGGCCGGGAGAGGATCGCCAACCGACGTGCGGAGCAACCCCCCGGTGGTCAGTGATAGCGGCGAGGTTTTGGCCGTTGTGTACGTTGGCGCGGCCGAGGTCACTGCACCCTGGATCAGTGGCCCAAGCTGTCCGGAGGTCGTAGAGTTCTGGGCCAAGCTCAGATCAGGGAGCAGGCATTCGAGCAGCCCAGCGGTGTTCGTGTAGAATGGTACGCCAGTGGTGCCGGGGGCATTCGACGGCGGGCTTGCCGGGTAGGTGGTCGTGGAACTGTTGACCGTGACGCTGCCGCTAATGCTGGCCGTCGTCTTGAGGTTGCCACTGCCGTCGATGTGAAGCGGTTGTAGCAGGCCACCGTCGTCCAATGCGCCGGGGAGGATCGGTTGAGTACCCGCGCCTGCCGGGGCCACGCCGGGGAGAGTGGGGCCAACCACATCCTGAGCCCCGAAGGCTACTCCCGGCAAGCCGACCGCCAGAATAGCGGCTATGAAAGATTGGATCTTGAACTTCACGCCTTTGCCCCCACTTTCGGCCCGCACGTCGGGCAAAAGTCCTTCGATGTTTTCATGCTTCGCCGGTAGCCGAGCGAATGAGCCCGCGCCTGGATGCCATCATGGGACATACCGGCATTACCGACAACCTGATTGGAGCACTTCGGCCCGTCACACTTAAGGACAGGGCGAGTGTTGCCATACCCGGACGATGCGCCGGGGATCTTCTGCTCTACGATCGACATGCGGTATCTCCTACCATCCTGCGTATTGGCGGCGGATCGGGATACCGCCCTTAGTGTCCTTGGTGAGCCGGGAAGTCTGAGCCTCAAGAATGCCTTTGGCCCTCACCCACTCCTGCTCCATGCCGGGGAGAAAGGCCGCGTACTCTACCGGGAACTGACGGCATCGGAGCACACACGCCCGCCAGCTTGCGGTTGGCAACGCCCGGTCAGGTAGCGGGAACAGGTCGCTCGGGTTAGGCCACGTATTGCCGGGCACTCCGAGCCCTTCAATAGAGATCCCGCCAGAGGACAGATTGCCGACACCACCGGTAGATGATGCGGTTCCCACCGGCTCCTGCATCGTTGCTACGCCCCCAGCCACACTCACGATCTTGTTCGGGCCATTGATGAATCCGCTATCGACTACCGTGTTCATATAGAGCGTGTAACCGACATCGGTACTGACGAACGGTCGCAGAACACTAGAGAACGAATAGGCGGTGGCGGCGACCAGGTCAGTGTAAGAGGCGATGAGCGATGAAGCGTTCGGAGTCGGGTAGAGCGCCACAATGTTCGTGCCCCGAGTGATGTACCACCGTGGTGATCCCGCAGGCTGATCCCGCCAATTAGGGATTAGCTGCGTCAGATTTTCGGCCGTGATGACCCTCAGTGGTGTGCGCGTGCTGGTCGTGTCGGTCCAAAACGCATCCTCTATCTTGTCCACATTCGGGGCTGTGTAGATCGGCTGATTTGCCACCGTTTCTATATCCACCGTCACCGCGAAGGAGTTAGTGGCCCTCGCGGTTTCATCGGCGGCATCGTTAATGACGGCATCTAACAGGAATGTGTCCTGAGCGCCCACACTGCCGAGCGTTTCTCGGAACCGCCCTTGGATTAATTGCCGGAACTGCGTTCGTGTCATGCTCATGTGTGGTTACTCGGCCGGGTGAGGATGCTCTGCGGCCCATCGCTGCATTCGGATTCGCCGGCCGATTGGAACGCCGTTGCCGTGGAACGCCGCAATAACAGGCGCGGAGCAGTCCTGGTCGTGAACGCTGTTGTTCCACCGCCGGGGCAACACCACGAATCGCTCCTGCCACTCCGGGGTACAGGAGAGCGTTTCATTGACCGCCCACTGATCGATATAAGACGGGTCACGCTCACAGGTAACGTGCCGTCCGTCCAGTTGCGCCACCGCGTACCCGATTCCGGCCGGGGCCGAAGGACGGGCGTTGCGCAGGGCGAATACATGCTCAAGGAACGCTATGGCCCATTCATCACACCGCCAGTACATAGCCCCGGCGTTGAAGTGGATCGGCTCGCGGAACATCGACGGGTACGGATGAGCCGTCATCCCAAGCGAGGCCCACGCGGGCAGAGCATCGGCGAGCCCTACCGAGAAATCAGCAATGATCGTGTCGGCGTCAAGCCAAATCACATGAGAATACTTGCCTGACTTAACCGACTCTTGGATAAGGACGAGCTTTTCCCAGAATCCGACCCAATCCCCCTCGTGCATCGGCAGGGCTTGGTACTCGTAACCGTGCTGTTTGCAATAGGCGGCATGGCGGTCTTGGTGGTCCTCAAGCATTCCTGAAAAATCCGGTGTATCGGCGGCTTGCAGGATCATCGGACGGGGCAAGATCAGAGGCCGCTTAGTTGCCATGACGCGCCTCCGTATCTACCACCGTCGCATTTGGGCTCTGTATACGGGCCTGCACGACATTGAGTGCATGGCCCCAGTCTCCGGGCTTATGCTGCCGCGTCAGGGTCATGCTGGCATACCAGCATGTCACGTCAGACCGGTGGAACCATCGCCAATCGGCGTCATGCGGCAGAATCGTGTTGGTCGGAACGCCCATTGCCCCGGCGAGATGCGCCACGCTCGTGTCGATTGTCACCACACGCTCACATGAGCCAATCCGCAGAGCCGTTGCGAACATGTCGCCCGTGATCGGGTCGTGGTTGAATGGGTCCTCTTTATGCTGAAGCGAGACTATCTCGTAGCCATTATCAGCGAGCGCCTGACAGAAAGGCCCGAAGGTATTCCAGGGGATAGATCGCTTCGCCAGTGTATCGTTCAGTTGCAGGCCATTCCAACAAACTCCGATACGCTTCGGTGTTGGCGTCAGGGGCAGGTTGAGATATGGCCCCTCGGGCATCGACGGGTAGTCTGCGCCGAGCACATGGAGCAGCGACATGATGGACACCCATTCATCGCATGGAACTCCAAACCCACCTGCGGGCTGCATCTCCACCACCATATCAGCATCAGTACAAGCCGTCGCGAGCCGGATCAGCGGCCACGGTGCCTCAAGCACGATGAACGCACCACTCTTCTGCTTCAGCAACGGCAGGTAACGCCAGAGCCAAATGTGATCGCCGAGGCCCTGCTCTGCCGCCACAAACAGCGTACGGCCCGGTATCGGTCGACCGTCCCACATCGGGCGTAGCGACGGGGCCGGGCGATTAAGATTAGGCGCTGCGGTACACCGTCGCCACTCCGCGTCGGCAAGCCCTTCGGCCCACCATTGCGGCTGAAGGTCGGCCCACTTCAAGGACGTAAATGACCTGTGCAGATGGATGAGGGCATGATCAGGATCGATCTGAACGGCGATGTTATAGAGCGTCTTTGCCTTACGCCACTCGCCGATCGCGTCGAGCGACATAGCCGCGCCCATGTATACCATCGCGTCCTGCCGAGGCTCACGGGCGAGAACGTAGGAATAAGCCCCTATGGCCTTCTCGTGCTCACTGTTAGCCGCGTAGTACCCCGCTAGTTGCCTCCATCCGGTCATCTCTTCCGGGTTTTCACGGAGACATTGTTCGGTTAGCACAATGCAAGCGTCTAAATCTTTTGCATCTACGGCCGCCTGAATCGCCCGTTGCTGCTGTTCAAAATCCATAAGACTGCACGCTCCCTTCAAGCGTGCTCCTTCAAATGAGAACGGCAGGGGAGTGAAGGGCTCCCCTGCCGCGCCTTCGGCCGAAACCGAAGCTAGCTCGTCAGCGCAATGTTCACGCCGCTGGCGGTGATGCCGGAATCCGGCAGGACCTGAGCGCGGACCCACTCATACGGGTTGTAGAAGCGGGCGATAACGCTGATCGGGGTCGTGGTGGACGCCGAAGCAAAGACGTAGAGGAACGTCTCCGTAACCAAGGTCGTATTCGTGAAGAGGCTTTCAGTGCTACCCTGGAACACCAGAGTGATGTTCTTGGCGAGGGTGGCATTCGCGTTCACGACAGAACCGAAGTTGACAGTCCACCGATTTCCACGCGGGGGCGATCCCGGCGTGGTGAGCTGGTCGTACGCCGTGGATGACGTTGAGGCTGAGATGGTCGAGTTCGTAAAGAGCTGGACCAGGTAATCACGTGCCATTCATGTGCTCCTTTCGAACTACGCGATCTTGATACCGTACATCCGGGCGAAGGACCGGTTGTTCGGAATCCAGAGGCCAACGCCCCAGTCAACCACCCAGTTGAACCGTACGAGGTTCGTGGGGTCGAGCCCGGCCGCCTGCACGCGCAAGGGCTCGGGCTGCCATCCGCAGAAGGTTTCCGTGCCGTAGTTGACGGCGTAGATCGAGGTGTAACCCGTTCCACCGTCGTTACCGCTGCTGTCCTCGTTCTGCGAGATGATGCGGGTGGTCTGGTCGGCCTTGCGGCCAACGTCGCGGAGCTTTGCGCCACGGAACGTGCGGATCTTGCGATCGAACGCATCCGTGGTAGTGTCGAAGCCCGCGCCTGGACCGGCTTGGCGAACGGCATACGCAAACGCACGCCGCATGTAGTCGTTCATGTAGAGAACGACGTTATCGCCATCCTCGGCCATGATGAAGTCGAGAAGCTGCTCGACGTAGCGGAGAAAGGCATTCGCCGTAGCCGCCGTGATACCGGTCGGGCTCAGGTCCGCGCCGGTGGCGGCGAACTTGAGTTCCGTGGGCATTCCGTAAGCGCCGGGGTTATCCAGCCGGGTCCGCAGTCCTGCGAAGGCGTCGAGGTTGCCGCCCGAGTTGTGGGCGTTGTTGATGAACGTGTAGTTGAAGTTGTATTCGAACGCTGCGAAGAACAACTTGGACTGCACGTCGATAGGCGGGCTGATCGCGTTGGTGTCGCGATTGATCCGCTTATCGATCTGGAACTGCGCCCGGACCAGGAACATCCGCTCGGAGTAGTCGGTCAGCTTGCCGATGACTACGGTCGGGTCCTGATTGACGGCGGTCCAGATGTTCGTCATGCTCGGCAGGGCGCTGTTCTGGTCCATGCGCGCGCCGAGCATAATCAAGGTGTCCTTCGTTGCGAGAGGGATATCCTTGACGATATTCTTCGTCCGGTAGAGAGAGTCCGTAAACTTCTCCACCACCGGATCATTGCTCTGTGTGGCGTAGACATCGAGTGTCATCGCCTGTGGTGAGAATGCCATTTAGGGCTGCCTTTCAAATGAAACAAGGCCCCCCTCTTGCGAGAGCGCCTTTTCGTCAGCCCCGAAAGGTCGTACCGTTGCTAGTCGTATGATCCACCGGCGAGGATTTCACCGAGGGAGCGGCTAACCCGCTGCTTGAGCGATAGCGGCTGCGTGCCTAGATTCGGACGCGCCGGAGCGCCACCCGGCCCGATGGGCGCAGGGGTTTCGGCGGTCTTGGCGCGGCGGGTAGAGGCGCGGGCCACTTCATTATCGGCATAGGCTTCCACTTGGCGCTTGAGCGCACTGTGGGCCTTTGCGATAACAGCGGGATCGGCGTCCTGAAGGAGTTCCGACAGCTCGTCATTCAACGGGCCGAGGTCCTTCTCCATTGCGGAGAGCGCCTGCGTGCGAAGCTGCCGGGTCGTGTACTCGACGCCCTGGGAAGCCTGCTGGTTGAGCCGGTTGGCCTCCATCAGCGCCCGTTGGGTATCGAGATGCTGCCGCTTGATGTCCTCCGGGATGTCGTAACGGCTGTTGAGTTCCGTTTCGAGTTCCGCAAGGCGTCTCTGCTCAGCTATATACTGGAAAGCTGCCTCAAGGCTTGGATGCCCGTCGGCCCTTGCCAGCTCCTCGTCGGCGCGCAGTTCCTCGACCGAGTTGTACCGGGCGAGCCCGGACGCATTGATCTTGGCGACACGCTGCCAATCGGAGGCGACACGTTCGGCTTCTTGGCGCTTGTGGACGTTCTCCTGAAGCGCTTTGTACGGTACGGTTTCGGGTAGTTTCTTGTCCGCTGAGGCAACCGCATCGGGAGCATTTAGAGACGGCTCGTCAAGGGCCGCAGGTTCGTCTACTTCCTGGGGCTCGGTGCTGTCATCGGGTGTGGGCTGCGCGGATCGCGTAGGCGGTGCGCTGGCTGCTTCCGCAACCTGTTCACGCAACGCATCGGCGAATCCGCCGCCAGTGTCTCCAGAGGCCGAGTTTTCCTCTGGATCATCGTTTAGACTCGTGTCGAAATCTTCGGGCATTAGCTTCCTTTAGGCCGTCCGGGGCCACGCCGGGCCGGGATGGAATCGGAATCAGCCGAGGCCAATTCCTTGATGAGTTCGGTAGGGCGCAGGTATTCGCTTACATGGGCCATGACCGCATCACGGCTCTCGCGGGCTTTCTCCTGCTTCTGAGGGCCGGTATGGGTCGAAACCCGGATGAGATGATCAGCACCGCAGTCGGCGCAGACTTCCCATCGATCACCGGCCTGTATGGTGATGGCGCGGATCTTGTCGATCTGGAACGCCTCCCCATTGATTCCGAGCATCCACCCGTCTATCGCGCAGTCGTCGGCGTAAGTGTCGACGGTGGGCTCCTCGGGCATCTCGATCGGAGGGAACTCCGTAGCGACCGGACGAATGGTCATCGTGCCGGGAACCGGGGGCGCATCCGTGTACACCCGCTCAGTATCCGGCTCCATCGGAACCGATTTCGCCTGTCGCTGCATGAGTTCTTCGGAGGTCAGTGGCGGGGCCGGGCTGTAGTAGCCGGTTGCCATCGGCATCTCAACTGCGACATCTGCCCCCGGCGGGGCCTTGATGAGCGGCGGGGCCGAACTATAACCACCCGTCGCGTGCGTCATTCCTGTATCGATCGTCTGCATCGTCACTCCTTCTTCATTGCCAGCGCTCCCGCAAGGGTCATGCCCTTCAGACGCTTGCGCATACGGGCGGCAGGATCAGGCGTACTGCCGCCATGCTGCTTCTCGGCTACCTTACGCTTGACAGTAGCTTCTTCGGCGGCGGTGATCGTGCCGTGGGCGCGCGCAATGGCGGCGTCCTTGTCGGCAATCTGCACACGGCCGGGAGTATTCAGCGGAAACCTGCCGCCGGGGAGCGCAAAGTCTGCACGGGGAGCCTTAGACATATCGTTGCCTTTCGAGGGATGCAGATAGCCCTTCAGGTTGGCGTGGGGCCACCCAAGATTACTTGCCATTCGCGCCTCCGGTAGCGCCCGGCTTGGCCGGGGCCGGTTTCGTTGCTAGTTTCGTCAAGGTATCGGGGTCGTCCACCACTGGGAAATTAGCCATCTCCTCTGCGCCCACAGTGCCCTTCGGGCCTGCCTTGACGGATATAACCGTCTTAGGCATCGCGGCCTCTACCATGTGCTGCCGCGCCGTGAGTTCGGCTTGATGCTCGTTCTCCTGCATGACCGCCGATGTGGTGTGATCGCGCTGGCGCATATCGGCATCACTCTTCACGCCCGCGATGGCAATATCACCCTGCGTCTTAGCCTGCTGCCGGATCAGGTCAGCATGGAGTTTGATAGCCTCCATCGTCTGCGCCAACTGTTCTTTGAGTTGGATCTGTTCCGCCTGCGCTTGATGCTGTTGCTGCTGCATGGCCTGCGGGTCAGGCTCGGAAGCCTTCTGAAGCGCAACCATCTCGGCTATAGCCTGGTCGATCTTCTCCGACATGATGTCGGAGCGCTCGAATCCGATGTACTCGTAGACGATCTTGACGAATGGTAACAGGTTCGGATTGCGTGACAGGATACCGAGCAGATCCATCCATTCCTGTTTGCGTGCCGCTGGCGTCTTGGGCATCGCGGAGCCGGGCAGGACTTCAACGCGGTATAGACCACCGTTTCGTAGTGCCCGGAACGCTCGCGCATTAGCTGTGGCCTTCTCCGGTCCTGATTGAGATACCATCACGAGCCGAGGTTCGTTGTACTTCTCGGAACATATCGCTATCTCGCACTCGAACCGCTTTGTCTGCGCCTTCTCGATATTGCCGATGAACTCCGCAAGTTGTGTATGGTCGGACTGCTGAAGTAGCTCAATGGCCGTTCCAGCAGTCACGCCCGGCGGCGTGTCACCATTGGACGGCTCATGCATACCGACCGAATCCTCCATCTCGCGCTTGTAGGCTTGGATGAGGGCGAGGTACATTTCGGAGACGGCGGGTGGAGCGTCATACTGCGGCGGAACGGCCCCGTCCCAATAGACCTTGCGATAATTTCGATCGCTCGTGTAGTCATCGGAATCGATCTCGACGCCCTTCTTGCAGAGCACCACCGGAGTATCGGTATCAATCCGGTCCTGAAGTCGAGAATAGGTCTTGTTGATGTTGTACTGAGGGTCCAGAAGGTCAAGAGTGGCATTCATCGACCACAAGGTTCCGTAGGCATCCCCGTATCCAAGGGGAATAAACGGAAACTCTTTCCATTTATCATAGGGCCAATCACATTTGCTCGGCGCGGTAAGCAGTACACCGGACGCCACACGGATGAATCGTCCCTTGGGATACTTGGGCGTCGGCTTCTGCCACATTTCGTATAGGCAGGCTTCCTTAGCCTTACCTTCCACGCTCTGACGGAACCGGTTGCCGGTGATTTCGTTCAGTCGCCACTCCCACCATCCTGTTTCGCTCGACGTGCCTTGTGGCTCGGCCTTAACTGCCCATCCACGGCCTTTCGGGTACCCCGGTTCAGGCGTGCTGAACTGCGTTTGGAACCAGGAGAGCGGATAGTATTTGGCGTGGATAAGCCACGGGCACTCTTCCCACGACCTCGCGGTGGGGTCCGGGTAGACCTCGAACGACGGAACAATGGATTCTACCAAATCGCCGATCGGCGCATCCTTGACAATGGTGGGGCGTGCTGATGGCCCATCGCTGAAGTCGTGGTAGGCGGTAGAAGCGCCCTTCTGCGGGTCCCATGCGATCTTAAGGAACGACGTGGAGAGCACTAGAGCAGCGTCAACCCACTGCTGAAGCTGCACCTGGCGGCTGAACATCAAGTCATAATGTGCGCCGAGGTCGCGGGCCTCTGCCGCTGCGGCTACGTCCTGCGGATCGTCCGTCAGGGGCTTCACACTAGCATCCGGGCGCGTCATCGTTGAACGTACCTTCAGCTTTGTGATCAGTGGGCGTACGTAGTTAACGGTCACATAGTTGCGGTAGTCATCGTTCGGGTCACGAAGCGACATGAACCGGTTCAGTTTGGGCTTCCATGCAAACCACTGGTTGCCCATGCGGAAAGCATAACACCGGAGCCATTCCCGCTCCAGCAGAATCCGGGCCTGTGATGCGCTACGGAAGGACTCCGTGACGAACTCTACGGTTTCCTCTTCGGATTCTCCTGGGGGTGGAGCGACCCAATCGATATCGGAGGGCTCAAGCTCGGATTCGACGTTCTTTGGCTCTAGCAGCCTGCCCGGCAGACGTGAAGGGCCTCCGGCGACCGGCCGTCGCTTGAATGGATTTCGTAGGGTTACAGGCATCGGTTAATCGTTGGAGAACGTGATCGGGCCGGTTGCGCCCGGCGGGAGGATCAAGCGCGGAGGATTCTGCCTCTCGGCCGCCTGCTTCTTCGCCCGCAACGCAATATCGACCATCTGCTGGAGGTTGCTGGCGATGAAATCAGCCTCAGGTTCGCTGAAGTGGCCGCCGTCGATCGCCAGTTGAGCGGTGAGCTTGCTGTCATCGTCACGAAACCGATATTCCCAGTTGCCGGCGGGCGTTTCTATCGGGCCGCCAACCGACGGTTCAGGATCGTACTGTTCATCTTGGATCATCGTCTGTCTCGGTGGGCAAAAGAGGAAGAGGACGGCCTACTGATCGGCGTGATACGGGTTACGGCCGGGACGGCCTCTACGATGTCCTCTGTGCGGACCCAAATCTGCCCGTGGTCACTTGTCACAACCAACGTCATCTCGCCCTGTACGCGCCTCACAACCGCCTTCACGTGGACTTCCTGCCCTTCTTCAAGCATCTTTGTCCTCGTGCAATGCCCATGTCACATAATCGGGCGGTGACGGGTTGTAGCCGCCGGGCTGTCAGGCGGACGGAGGATCGTTCTCCGGGGCCGGGAGGCGGGAGGCGATCTCGCGGATGGTGTCCTGATCAAATCCGCTCATATTCGTATCGAACCGGGCATTCGACAGAAGCCGACGCATGAGAATGATCTCATCGGCGCGCAGAGCAAGCGAAAAGTCAGGGGTGGTTACTGGCTCGGTATCAGGCATCGGTCAGTTCTCCTAGTCGTAGTGGGGCTTGCGATCTCGCTTTAGCCTCTTCCAATCGATCCATCGCCAATCAGCGTCGGGATCACGCATGTACGCAAGGATGCGACCCGCTGCGTAAAGCTGCATGGCCTGCATAAGTATGACAACGATGAGAAGGGCAGTGATCATGCATAGCCGCCCTTGCGCTTGTTACGCATCCACATCGGCACGTAGGCCGGTTTCTCGGGCGGAATCTCGGCAGGCTGCCACCGAGCACGGCAGAAGTGGCGGAAGTCGTCTATCGCGTGGTCGGAGCACGAACTATCCACGTCGTCAGGGTCTTTGGAATCGCACGGGGCCTGCTTCAATTCCCGGATCAGATTCGGACACGCCTCTTCGTAGATCGTCAGGCAGTCCGGTTTATCCAAGATCGCATTAACCGCGCCCCATCCGTTGTACCGCTCCTTTTTGGAGTTAGAGGACATGGCCGGGTAGACCTGAAGTCCTGCCTCTTGATACATCTCGGATATGTACTTGCCCGCGTTGGTGGTCATCGACCATCCGGGCTTGATCGTGCGGCCGTGGCTGATCGTCGCCTGCTCATCGCGGGCCGGGAATATCGACGGGTCGCAGTAGATCGGGACGCTGCGCGGGTCCAGCCCGAAGCTCTTGAGAACCGCCAGTATCAATTCGGCCTGGCCGGGGTTGGTATGGTCCTCGCTCGACGGCTCAAGGTCGGTCTCGTAGACCTCTGAGAGTACCTTTACCTCTTCGCTGTCGGTCACGCCGTAGAGATGGAATGAGAACGGGCTACGCCGTCCATAATCCAGGCCACCGAAGTAGTTCCACCACCGGGGCGGCGGCATCGGGGCCGGAACGTACTTCCCCGTCCCGCCACAGGACACACAGTTGGGGTTTTTCGCCTCGCACACCGGACACGGGCCGTATGTCTGATTGACCTTGCGGACATGCTTGACCGTGTTGAAGTTCGTAAAGTATATGCCTGTGCGGCTGATGTCGTGCTGGCACTCGCGCAGGAACGCCGAGTAGCCATACGTATGGATTTCCTCTTGGCACTTCTCGCGGGGCTTCCCCTCCCATGTGGGCGTGCCTGTCAGGATGTAGTGCCGCTTTACGTTGTCTGGGTCTATCCGCTCCTCGCAGGTGAAGTCACGCAGGGCGGGAATGGGGCCGAGCGTGATCCTGTTCTTCAGCATGTCGGCCCGGCCATCAAGCATTTGGCTCATGACCGAGTTGGGCTGCTGCGGGTTTTGGAGGAACGCCACCGCCATATCGTCACTGCCGGTCGGCAGGATCGAATTGGAAAGTGCCTCGATCTTCTTCAGGATCTCGGCGGCCGAGTCGCCGAGTTCGTCTATGTCGTCAATCAGGATCAGGTCGGGCCGGAAAGTTTCGAGCTTGATACCGCGAACCGCACCGTCCACCCCGAAACTGATAACCGAGAAACCGTTCTGCGTGGTGAGCTGCTGCGCGTTCCAGTTGACCGCCAGCCCGTATTTGTTGACCTGCCGATTGACCCCGATCTTCTCAAACCGGCGGGCAATCGTATGGATGTGCTTGTTAGCGGATTCGAGGGACGCTTTGACGTAGAGCGCGAAGTGACGAGTGCCCTTGACGCAGGTACGGACTACCCCAAGCTCGCCAGTGGTCGACTTGCCATGCCCCCGACTGAAGGCTGCGATCAGCGCCGGGGGCCTGATACCTGGCTGCAACGCATCGAACCATTCCCACGCCTCTACATGGTGCGGAGCGAGGGGGTAGCGGGTGGCATCAGCACAGTACCGGGCAAGCCATTCTTGCCACGGCAGTTCAGCGCCGGGAAGTGGAGTGATCTCGCCGATCATCACCCGCCGGCTGATTACCGCCTTATCCTTGTCCGACAGCTCATGCCAGTGTTCGTCGAGCCACTGGGCTTCCGCCGGGGTAAACTCAGCGATCATAGAGTACAATAGGCATTATGAGCCACGCCAATGGACAGGTAATCGTAGGGGATTCGGTCGTTGCCTATTACGAGTACAACGGCACTTCCGACATAGCGTTATCGTGCCTTTACGGCACCAAGGAGGAAGTCCGCGAGAACTGGCGTAGAGGCGTGCACAATCAGTGCACATGCGGACAGGAGAGCACTGATTGCCTACTCTACACAGATTACGGCCGAGGATTTTACTGGCCAGCGAAAGTCTGTCTCACCTGCCGCGCTATTACTCATGGTGCTATGCGGTCAGGTGATGAGTACATCGAGTCTACGGATGGGCACCCTCTGCGGCCTCTGCCGCACGGGCCTTGATCCGGGCGAGAACAGCTTCCTCGTCGCTGATATTCTTGTTGATCTCCGTCGGATCACCCCGAAGCAGTGCCGCCGAGGTCACAAGCTCCTTATGGATGCTGGAGCACTCACGGGCCGACGCATCGTCCAACTTACCGGGGATCATGTTCAGCGCAAGCCCGGCGATCTCTTCCGCCCTGTCAGCCATCTCCTGCGCCGTTATCTTCGCCATCTCCTGATCCTCTTCGCTTATCCACTTGCCGTGACGCCACGACGACACTGAGTTAAGCGACACGCCGACCGCCTTAGCCACCTTGCCCACCGGCGCGACCTTGGACGCCACCACGGCCACCACCTTGGTTTCGGTGTCGTAGCGGGGCAGTGTGCCGGTATCAGGTACCTGCCGCGCCCGCTTCTGCCGGTCCTTGCAGGACTGACAGTACCGACGCATACGCCGGGAGCGGTTGTGGCAACCTTCAGTAGCGCAGACGTGGTAGGCGGCTGCCATTGGGGTCACAACCTTACGATGTTACCACCCGCAAAAGGCGGAAGGTCCATTGGAATACAAGCAAGTAGATTTTCTGTTCTGGATAGACCGACGCATCATAGCCCATCTTGTGGACAGCCGGCAATGCCGGTAAGCGAAGGTGTGTAGGTCCTTCCCGCAACCACTCAGGTCCATTTTCACGAGGGAAGTTGCTGCGTTTACGAACTTCGGAGGCTATGCTCTCGCCATATACCGCCGCCATCACATCAATCGGCGATTGGATACTATGCGGATCGAGAACCTGACTCATGTCAACTCGGAACGTGTTCCGAAAATTGTACTCCTGCGGCGGGTACTCGTTAGGGTCCGCAACCGAGCTGAAGTCCAGCCTAAGATCAAGCAGGAAGTCGCCCACATGGCGGAGGATAGGCACAGCAAGATTGAACGGATCGGCGTCTACAAAGGCCCGGAGGGTCGGGTATTTTGTGCCGTCTTGCCATGCTTGCGGTGGTCTAGCAGCCCGACTTTCCGGGCTGCTGTCTACCTGCCCGGAGGCGTGATAGTCGTATGCGGCCTTGAAGCTCTCAGGCGACAACGGCTCATCGATCATTGGCGTCTTGTCGTATGCATCCATCGCCTTCAACCGCGCGGTTTCGACTTCGGGGGAGTCAGTCATCTACGCATACTCCGCAGGGCGGCACTTGTTCCGGGCCTGCAAGTCGCTCCGGTGGTGATTGACGGCTTCGCGACGCTTGGCCCATGCACGATAATCCGGGTCACCGTCTCGGCGCAGAGCAGACTGTTCACGATATTCCATAACACGGCGGGTGATATGACGTCCATCCTCGATCGCTACCACCTCGTTCGGTCCTGACTGTCGCCACTCGCAGTACAGGCATCCACCACGGAATCCCGAGAGGAATCCGATCAGGAGTGTTCCAACCCATGCAAGGGTCATACCACCACTCCCGGTGACGATCCGTCCCGCGACATACGCGAACTCGGCAACCGACCTACCCGCCGACATTCCGGGCGCTTGACGTAGCTGAGTTCGGTTTCCGTCACCGTGAACGCCGGCAACATCTCCATCATCAGCGACCGCCACCAAGCCCGCGCTTCCGATGCCGTCATGCGCCTGTAGGACTGCGCCGGCGGCGTCTGAGCAGCCAGAGCGGCCTTACGCTCGAATACGAACTCGCGGGGCGTTACAGGCGCTTCTGGGGCCGCTACGCGCATCGGCGGCACCCACTTGACCCCGCCATTCCACGAATGACTGCTGCACGACGGGCAGTGAGTCGGCAACGGCACTAGGCCCTGCACCATCTCGGCTACCTTAGTCTGCGGGGTCCATCGGTGGCCGCAGTCGTCGCAGACGCAGGCGGGTACGGATCCTTGGCCCTGCGCTAGCTTGCGTTCGGACTTGACGAGTGGCCGGTCAGCGATCATGGGGCTGTAATGCATCCTTCAACGTCTGCGATCGCCTTACACGCGGCCCGATGGCCGTCACCGTAGCCGTTCTTGTGGCCACGGTCGTAGCCGATCACCCAGCCGACCACAAGGCCGATGAAGAGGATCAGGGCGACGAGAGCGGCTATGACAATGCCAGTCACTTCGGATCACCCTTCATGTGCGGAGCGCGGGTCGTTCCGTCCCTCCGCGTCATCTCCTGGTACGGGATGCCACGGGCCATGACGGACCGGGCGCGGTTGTGGCCCGGATAGCTCAGGGGGGCCTGCGTGTGCCCGCCTGGGGCTAGGATGCGGCCTAGTTCGGCTAGTTCCTCGGGATAGCAGGATTCCTCTGTGGAGGGCCTGCAAGCGTCGCGGGCGATCTTCTCGATGTCGCGGTAGTGGTCCTTCCGCTTCGCTTCACGCTGCACTACGGCAGATTTGCGGTCGCGCTGCGCGTTCTTCTCGTCTTGGGTTAGGGGCATAGCTTCAGTAAGAAACGGAACCTATCCGGGTCGGTCTCCCCACTGGTTAAGCTCGCGTGGGACGAGAGATGTTTTACGGGTGACTTAGGTGAGCGGATACACCCGGAACTTCGGTAGCGGCGTCGAGAGCGAAATCAGCCTCATCGCCTTGTCAGCTGCATGTCGGTACCTATCGCCCGTGTACGGGCCGTGCCTTAATTCTAGTTCGTTGGCTGATTCCATGAAGTCCCGGTACATCGACATCAACCGGGCGCGGTCGGGGCTGATAGGTTCCTCGACCGGCTCAAGTCGGTAACCCTGCGGAAAGCGTTCGTTGAGTTGGGCTAGGACATCCATGACTGATTATACAACCTCTTCGCCTCTTGGGAGGCTAGGAACCGCTGCCTCACTAACTCCTGAAGCTCGTACTCTTCCCGGTCGCACGGATGCACCAGCGTTTCGGGAATGTCGTCATCGTAGAAGCAATCGGTGATGCGAATCGTGCCGTCAGGCTGCGCCTCGCCGATCACAGCGTAAGCATGATCCTTGCCGTAGTCAACGCCAACCACCGCGTTCTTACGCCGCTGCGCGGCAACGATCTCCGGCGTCAGTAACGACGCGTCGTAGGCCCCTAGGGCCACTGCGCCGAGGGCCTTGAGGGCGTCGGATAGGAATTGACGGCGGGTACTCACAGTCCCATCGGTCCTTTCCCGGACTCGTTAGCCGCTTCGCGGACGAGCGCCCGGATCTCAATGATATCGGAGTGCGAAGCGCCACGGCCAGCGGACGCGAGGTCGCCCAACTTGGATTCGGCGATCGTGATGGGCGTCATGCCTTCAGGGGTGGCGGGTGGTATCGGAGTTGGTTGAGTTACGACGGCGTGTGTGTACCGGGCCGCCGCCCGAGCTGTGTGCGGGCCGAGCAAATCGAAGCACTCGTTGAGCATACGGAAATACGCATAGGGATCGGCCTTAAGCGCCTCGCAAGCAAGATCGTAGTCCCGGCGTTCCTCCGGCCCCATAGCCGCGATGTCGGCGTTCAGCCTTGATCGTAACCCGCGATGTCCTCCCGGCTCGTGTCGGTCCATACATCCTCACATGTTATCGGCGCGGACATCTGCCCGGTCAACGGCGAGTTGAGCGCCTCATCAGGCAGAGGAGCAACATCGGGAAATGACCCAAACCGTGTTGCCGCCGATCAATAATTCAATAGCCGCCGTCCTTGTACTTGAACGACCTCTCGCATGATGGGCGAGTGCCCGGCCTTTCACCGGGATCTGCGGCCCTGGTCCACGCCGAGAGACTTGCACTCCCAACACCCCGGTTTTGCCGGGTGCCTCTGCTTGGGCTACGCGCGGATGCTGCCCGTCTCTCCGGGCCGTCACGCCTCGTTTTTTTCTTTCTTCAGCCCTGCGGGCGTCCCAAGGGCTGCTTCGTCACAGTCTGGCTGCCCGGCTCAGGACCTCGCGCCCCTCGGCGAGCAGCCTCTCGTTAGCGGTAGACCTACCGCACTCCCGTTCGTCGCCTGAGCTGCCGGGCGAGAACAGGAAATGGGTGGGCCGTGATTCCCCGGCTGGGTATCGGCCCTTCGCGCTGCTGCTAGCGGCTGGCGCGAACAATTGTCGGGTACCTCTGGATCACAGGTTGCGCACCTCCCCAGAGCGTTTCGCCGTTGCGCTGCGCCCGAACTCGTTACACTACCCTCCGCTAGAAAGAAAGGCCCGATCCCGAACTTCTGAACCGGGCCAATGTTCCGATGGAGGTTACGTAGCCATCCTAGCATACACGCGCTTGCCTGTCAAGGACGCGACGGAAAATAGTCGAGATTATTTTGGCGGAAGGCTTGCAATGCGCATGTGTACATGATATACTAGATTATCAGACGGATGGAGGACGAAATGACTGCTACCCAAACCGAAAAGCTCGCTCGCCTTGCTCACTACGGAAGCCAATACGAGATCGTTGCCGTAAAGGCCGGCGAGACTGTACTCCTCGGCTACGCTGCCCGCCATAGTCGCTCCGGCCTCATCGCTGTTATCCGCCGCCGGGGCGAAGATGTTGTCATGCTCACGGGCTCTGAGGAGTTCACCACCGGCAAGAAGGCCGCCGATCCGATCACCTGCGGCCCGTGGCTGATCAAGTTCTCGGGCCGCACACAGCGCGAAGCGATCATGTGCGGCGAGCGCCCGTGGATCGGCGATGTCGTTAAGAACTCGATCTAATCGTCAACCCCGAGCCCGGCGGGTAATCCGGGCAAGGAGAACAAAAAATGGCAATGCCTAAAAACGGGTTCCAGATTCAGCGTTTAGTCAGTGGGATATGGACCACGATACTCACCACAAAGAGCGCCGACGGTGTTCCGCCGAGGTGCGTAGTCCTTCGAGCCGCCATAGATTTCGCGGCGAGCCATCCAGCCATCACCGAAATCCGGCTCTGGGATGAACTGATCGAAGGTAAGCCGAGCGAATACACCGTGTCAGGTTGCTGGCCTGAGATTGCTTTCAAAGAGGCGGAGTAATGCCGAAGCATAATCACACGCTGCGCCTCAGCGACGCTGCCTGGGAGGGCATGCAGAGGGCCGCAGAGGCCAACGGGCATCAGACGCGTCAGGAGCTTCTAGAGGCCGTCTACGGCCCGCAGGGGCAGCCTATCGCACTATCGCCCGAGAACTACGCTCTGCTGGAGTTGCAACTCGACCGGGCCGAAGCCCACATGCGCCACGCCGAAGAGTTGCATCTGCCCGGCCATCCGCTCAGGAAGGCCGCATCGCACCGGCTGGCGTTCGCGAAGGCCGAGATGAGCAAGGTCGTACTCCTGGGAAAAGAAATCGGAGAAAGATATGTAAAAGCTTGACATCTAGTCTCCATAGGTATATACTGTTTGTAGTACAAAGGAACGTTAGATGGAGGTAGGATCATGAAGGCCACGCATTACGGGAACTGCCAAGCATGCGGAGCGGAGCAGAAGCTACCGGGCGGGATACTCGCCAAGCACGGCTACCGAGTATCCAAGTGGGCGCGGATGTTCGAAGGGGTCTGCCCTGGCGCGGGGGAGTTGCCGCTTCAGGTTTCGTGCGCCCTGATCGAGCGGTTCATTACCCAAACCAAGGCCAATATCGCCCGGATGCAGGCGCATCAAGCGGAACTTCGTCAGCCGGCCACCGAGCCGCGCGCTTGGTTCTACGAGCATCATGAGGCCGAATGGGTCAACGGCTACGGCCGGAAGAGCTTCAGCGCATGGCGACAGGTCGATCTTAGGGTGGAGAACCGCCACGGACGCGACTGGCAGGTGTTCACTGACTACAAGGGCAAAACGCTCTACTGCCACACCTACAGCCTCTACGCGCCGACACTACTCGATCTCGCCACGCTAATGAACGGGAAGATGGCCGAATCGATCCAGCGCGACATAGACGGCCTCCACGGATACATCACATGGCAGCAGAGCCGGATCAAGAACTGGAAGCCCACCGAGTGCCGGGAGGTCGCATGAAGCGCAGCCCGAAGAAGCCCGGTCCCGCCAAGGGCTCACCGTCCACGAACCCCGCCGGCCGCAACACCGGCGGGCAGTTCCGCACCGAACGACTTGAGGCAAGGATCGATCCCGGCACCATGAGCGCCCTGCGCCGACAGAAGGGATCGCTTGCCGATGCCGTGATCCGGGCGGTCGCAATCGCCGAGATGGCCGATTGGCCTGTTATCAGCCGTAGTACAAACGATTCTGAGATGGACTGATGCCCCGAAGCAACAGTTTCCCACCAGGACAGAAGCGCGATACGCTCGCGCAGGAGGAATAGCCGATGGCTGTTTATTACGTGGTGGTGAGCTACCGTATAGAGAGAACCCTGGAGGTTGCAGCGGACGACATCGCCGAAGCGGAGAGATTGATCAGGGCGGGATGTGGGACTGAAGTAGAAACCGACGACGATATGCTCTCGTGTGCGGCTGAATTGCGCATCGAGGAGATGGGCGAATCGCTCTAAAATCCCATCTAGGAACCGCTTCTATCGCGTTTGCCCGGTTTCCCCCGTCGCTTCGCGCGTAAGGATTTTCCGATATATTTTCACAATATCCTTAAATCCCCTTGACAGGAATAAAGGGATATGCAATAATTAGGTATCACTCAGATGGAGGGGCCGAGAATGACTACCGAGACGACAACCCCATATCGCACCGAACCAATCAGTATCGATGAGGCTCTTAATGGCGCGTCCGGATTGGACCTGCGCGATGAGATCCTGCACTACCAGGGCAATCCGCGTAACGAGGGCTATCCTGTTGAGTGCGCCCGTGTTTGGTTTTCCGGGAGCATGGAGGCGGGCTACGCGGTGATGTTCCCCCGTACCGGGCGTGTAGGCGTTCGACACTGCGGCGATGCTTGCTACACAGACGCCGAGACGATTGACGAGGCAATCGTTCGGTTCCTCACCGACGACATGGTCAACTAGTGCAAACGCAACAGTGTTCGATCTGTGGCCAAGTCAAGCCTGTGGTCGATTTCCGCCCAGACAAGCGGTATCCCGACCGGTGGCGCGCTGCGTGTCGACACTGTGAGGCCGTTAAGCTGCGAGATTGGCGTGCCCGGAATGCGGATTGGGTTAAAGTACGGCGGCGGCGCAATTATCTAGACGATATTGCACAAGGCAAGCCGCTCTCCGCAACAGGGGAATGCTCCTGTTGTGCCAAGAGCGGCCCCTTAATGGCTCGCGGGATGTGCAATGACTGTTATCAACGCGACCGGCGCGAACGGATGAAGGGACAAGTAGACGCGTAAACGCCCACAGATTAAGAAACGGCCGTCCAGCGCTCGTGGCCCCGGCAGGCCCGCTCTCGCGGTTCCCAAGCGCGCCCATTCGGTGAATGTCACCGATGCGGCATGGGCGGGGCTACAGAGGCTTGCAGAGCAGGCCAAGCAGCCGAGCCGCAGCGCGTGGCTGGAGGCGATTGGCGCATCGGCGAGTGGTGAACCCACAGCGTGACGAATGGTACAATCTGATCACTCCGATACCGCTTCGGAGGAGAGGATCATCCCCGATCTTCGAGCATCCGCCCGGTATTGATTTACCGGGCGGTTGCCTATTCCGGGCCTGCCTCATCGATCGCTTCGATCCTGCGTATCTCTGCTTCTCGGGCGTCGGCCTTCTCGACCATGATCACGAGATGCATCAAGGCATCAAGCACAGCCTGCCCTTGGCCCCATGAAGCGCTACCGGCCTTGACATACGCTCTTGCGGCTTCGGCGATCAGCATATCATCTGCGCGCTCCCGGAACCGACGCGCATCCTGTGTTTCGACAGCCATTCTATTCTCCCGCCTTCGGCCTCTTGGGCATCCATCCCCGGCCATCACATCTCGGGCAATCATAGAACTCGCCCCGCCACCTAGTACCGCTACCGCGACAGAGGGAGCAGGCTTGTTTCCGGGCGTTCGCGTAGGCCGCTTCACGCGCCTCCTGCGCCAACTCCTCGGCGGTCGGTTCGATGAATATGCTCTCACCGGAGGGTGTTAGCGTCATCGGCCTTGTCCTCCGCTCTCTCAACGCACATGGCCCCGCATCCCGCGTACCCGGCCATGTCCACCCAACTATCACGCTTGCCCGGATTAACGGCTGCCCGCGTCATCTTAACGCCCACCATCATCAAACATCCGATTTCCGGGGGAATGTCCGGGATCGGCTCACGCAGCAGGTCCGGGTGTTTGGTATTGAGCCAGTGCTTGAGCACAGCCGCCCAGATCCGACCGTTGCAAGTGTAATCGTTGGCAGGATGCCCGTATGCCTGCTGCCGATCGCCATGAATCAGGCGGTTAGCCTCTTCGAGTACTGTTTCGTTGCTCATCAAACCTCTCTTCCGGGCGTCTCCCGCCCACTCGTTATTTCGTCTAGGATCGCCTGTGCGCCCCGCAACGGCCCCGGCATGACCCGGAACCCCTGAAATCGCCTAAACGCGCTGTGCGGGCCGCGTGGGGCCAAGAATTGCCATTGCTGGCTCTGCCCTACCAGCAGGTGTTGCCGCGTATTTCGTCCATGAGCGCATGGACGCCTTTGCCCCATCCCCGCAACCACTCCAACTCCTCCGCTGTGAACTTGCCACCGCATTCAAGTTCCATTTTGGCGTCACCGTTGACGATAAGGATTTTGAGCGCCCGGTGATGACGTGTCTCAAACTCGTCCTTCAGCCGGGCCACCATGTAGGGGCTGAAGCTTTGCAACGTCATATTCTCGCCCTCTTTCTCAGCACATTCGGCGCTGGCAGTTCCGCGCAACGTTCCCTCAGCCTGTCGAGTGCCTTATTCCGGGCCTCTTCCACGATCTCAGGTGATGCCTGCTTGGCCGGGTAGTCCAGCGTGGCGAGGTAGTCGAGTGCCGCGATTGCGGCAAGCCGGTATCTGTCACTGTCGGTCATGTGTTGGCTCCACGAACCGCGTCAAGCGCGGCAGGTAAGCGAGCGTTGTCCTACCCGTCTCACCGTCCCGGTTTTTGGCGACGATGATTTGGGTGGGCTCGCTGAGTGGCCTTGTGGCCGGATCGCCGAGGTACCGTTCCCGGTGCAGGAATATCACCACGTCGGCGGCGTGGGCGATACTGCGGCTTTCGCGGACCTGGTGCAGTCCCGGCTCTTTGTCCGGGCTTGCCGATGATGAGATTGTGATTTGGCTGCCGGTCATGATCGGCACGTTGAACTCTTGGGCTAGACGCTGAAGGCCCTTGGAGAATGCCGCGACTTCCTGTTCCCGGTTGTCGGTTTTCGTGGTGCTTTCCATGAGCTGGAGATAGTCCACGACGCATAGCGAACAGTGTCCATGTTCCCGGACGAACCGCCGCAGGTTGGACCGTATACCTTCGATGGTGTAGATGCCATCGAACACTTGGAGCGGGGCGCGAAAGCATCGTTCCCCAGCTTCGTGGAGCGCGGTGAAGTCGGCGTCGGTGCACATGCCATGGGCCTGTTTCCACGTGGAGACGCCGGATTCCATAGCTAGTAATCGGCGGGTCATCCGCTCTTTGCGCATCTCCAGCGAGAACACAGCCACCGGCTTGGGATCGCTAGGCTTGCTTGCTTTTGCCACGTTGAGCGCCACCGTGAGACTGTACGCGCTCTTTCCAATCGAAGTATCAGCCCCTACTACCGTGAGTTCTCCTGGCTTCACCCCTTCGGTGATTCGGTCGAGTGACGGCAGTCCGGTGGATTGCCCGATCAGCGGCCGAGGATTCTGCCGGGCCTCACCGGCCTCTTCGATGTGGTCCTCGAATGCACGGGTTAGATGGATGCCGGAACCGACCGCCCGGCCCTGGACGGCCATCATCACCGCCTGACACTGATTGATCAGCGAAACCGCATCGTCCACTTCCCCACGGGCTAGTCCGACCACTTCGAGCGCGGCCGATATCAGACGCCGCTGAATCGATTTCTCCTCAACGATCTTGGAGTAATACTCGACATTGGAGATGGTTGGCACCGCTTCCAAGAGCGATGTCAGATACGCCATTCCACCGATAACTTCGAGCTTGTCCCGCTTCTTGAGTTCTTCCTGCACCGTGACCAAATCGACCGGCTCATCCCGCTCGTAGATCGTGGTGAACACCTCGAACAGCACTTGATGCCCGTCGCGGTAGAAGTCGGCGGCACTGAGAATGCCCGTCGCGGTTTCGATGGCCTCACGATCCAGCAGCATCGCCCCGAGCACGGACAACTCACCTTCGATGCTATGAGGCGGAACATATCCACCCAGAGGACCACCAATGGCATCCACAGGGTTTGCGGTCCCATTCCCGCCACTTCGGCCGGGCCTTGCCCATTTCTCGCTCATGATGGCCCCCGGCCGTAGGTGGCTTGGAATATGGCCTCAGTCTGCTCATCGCTGAACGCCGGGGCGGAAGGGGCACTGCCATTACCGTTGGCGTAGCCGTTCACTCTCGCCTGAATCTCCTCGTGTTCTACACGCTTTCGGCGCTGGACCACGTAGCCGGGGAACGGCAGATCCCATTTCCATTTGCCTTGACGGATGAATGGGCCAATCGCCCCACACCCAACCTTCTCTTCGTCGGTGAGCTTGAGCCCACGGAAGGGCTCAAACAGCAAAAGCATTTTCTGAACGTCGGCGTCGGTCGGCTTGATCTTGTCCCACGCCAACGCGAAGTCGCGGGCGTCCCTGTTCCCCGGGTAGCCTGCATAAACCAACCGGGCTTGTTCCGGCTTGTGCTTTGGGGCGTGAGGCTTCGAGGAAGGAACAGCACCACTCACAGAATCCTCACACACCAGCGGCGAAGCCGCGTCATCGCCACAGGGAACGTTGGGGGTAGGGGGGTGATTCTGAGCATTCTTATGCGAAGAATCAGGAACGGGAACGGGAGCAGTGTTACACCCGGCGTTACCTGATGCGTTACATGGCACTTGTAACGGCGTTACATAGCAGCCAGTAACGCTATCTGTAACGGCGTTACAAGGGGTGTTTACACCCCCGTTCCGCCATCTGCCTACACGGTGTTTCGTGGCCGTTCGTTTAGCGTTCAATTGGGCGTGACTTGGGTTGTACTTGCAGAACGACCGGATTAAGTACGAATCGCGTTCATTTTCCGTTCGATTCTCGATCCACCATCCGATCGCGACAAGCTCTGCAATGGCCTTTGAGTTACCGCCTTTGAGTCGGTAGACCCGCGCTTTCGGGATCACGCCGTCTGTCTCGTTACGGGCGCAATAAGACGTGGCGCATATGTGGAGGGTGATAGCGGCACACGAGAGCACATCAAGGTCTGGGTCGTCGTGGAACTGATCGTCAAGCCGTACCCAACTCATACGACGACCTCCGTGTCGAAGCAGAGCGATACTTGATCTGGCGGACTGCCCGCCTCCGGCGCGTCCTCGTAGTCCTTCCATGCGCCGTTTCGGGCCTCTGCAATCGCAAAGTAGTCCGGTTCACGCTCCATACCAATGAAATCGAAACCGCCCAACGTTGCGCCTATCCCGGTTGTGCCGCTGCCCATGAACGGATCAAGCACAATGCCATCAAGCGGGCATACCAAACGGCAGAGGTACTTCATTAGAGCGACCGGCTTGACGGTCGGGTGAGTGTTCCTCTCGCCCTTCTCACGGCGCGTCGGCTTGGCGATAAAGAAGAACCGGGATGCGCCCCCGGAATCGGTGAATCCTCCTCGCACATACCCATCGTGCGTAGGATGGCCGGCGGGATGCCTCGCGCTGTCGGCACCAAAACCACCGCCTTGATGGCCCTTACTCGTTTTGATTGGTTGGGACGTCGCGCTATAGACCGACCGCCCTTCACCGCTCTGTCGATCCAGTTCCGCCACCGGGCAACCGGGCGCGTGCGGGCCGACGCACTGGCAGGACAGGAGAAGATTGGCAGGCCAACGGCCATCCGCAGTCTCGCCCGCATATTCCGGGCCATCCTTCGGCCTCCAATTACCACCAGTGGCCGCTAGGGTTGCCCCAGGTTTTAGGCGTTTGACCGTATAGGGCTTTGATTCGCTGCCGGCCGAGTGAATCCGGCAAGCGTCAATATTGATGGCCCCGGCCCCATGCTTCAACACATTCCGGGCGACTGACGATTCCGACAGGGGTTTGCGGGCGAGGATTATGGGCTCGACGGCCGGCTTTAGAGCTGTGCCATAACCTTCCCAGGCGGCAGAGGCGGCAGAGGCGGCAGAGGTAATCGTTTGCTCTCCACTATGATTGGGGCCGCCGCCATAGACATCGTTGCAGACGCCGTAACTGTCAAGCTTTCGGCATTTGCCGACCACGGGTCGCACATGCCCGTTTAGCTTGTCGATGCCCTTGGAAACGTCATGGCTCTTGGGGAATCCAGTGGCATAGCAGTAATAGACGGTATCGCGGATCTCGAAGCCCGCGTCCTCGATCGCCACTGTAAGCCGGTGAGAAGTACGAGAACCGCCGAATGCCAACAGATGCCCGCCCGGCTTCAGCACCCGCAGAACTTCAGCCCAGAACGTCGGGTCGAACGCGATATCGCCGCCGTCCCACTCCTTGCCCATGAATCCCTTTGCGGCTCTCGCATACGCCCCATCGGTTCCTTGCTGACACTCTGCCGAGCCGGGCTTACCGAACCGCTTGACGATTGTCGTGAGATGGTACGGCGGATCGCAAATACAACAGTGAATGCTGTCGGAATCTAGATCCTTTAGTAGCGCCCGACTGTCGCCGAGCATGAGACGTTTCATTGATTCCTACCGGGCGACGGGTGCGCCCTTTTGAAAGAAGAGAAGGTCCGACAAAGTACAAACCCCCCTCACCTATAAACTTGGCCGTCTAGGTAAGGGGGGTCTGCTCCATCCGCGCGCCTCGGGCGGCTTAAGCGCGGAACCGTGTCTCGGACGGCCAATCACGAGACGTGAACTGAATTGTTACCACGAGTATACGGCAAAAGGCCGACCGTGTCAAGCGATTCGGCGGAAGGACACCACCCAAACGTAACAGTTGTCTGCCCATGAGCATCCGGGCCTCTTACCGTTGATCGAGTCCCAAAGATACGCGAAGTGCGCGATCAACAATTCCTCATGGGTCCACGATGGAAACTCGTTGGGATGGTCTGCGGGCCGATCCGGCAGGTAGATGATCGGCGCGTACTTGCTGCCCATGTCGATCAGCGGACGCCGGTCCTTCGTCACCGGATAGCGTACGCCCTCGGCTACCACATCCGCAGCGGTGATGGAGGTCAAACGCTCGACCCGTATCTCCGTGATTTCGAGGTTGATCCGGGAGGCCCACCGGGGCATGTGGATCGATGGTCGGCCTTTGACTAGTGACCAATTCCAGGAGGCGATATCGATGCGCCCGACCGGGCGCGGGGGATCGGAATCGAAGTTGATGGCGGTTCGATCGGCTAGGTACGCAATCACCGCCGGAGTTTCCAAATCACGCCCATAGAAGAGGTCCGCAGCGCACCAAGACTCACGAACATACAATCTGTGCCCCGGTATTCCGTATGGACACGGGACTTCAGCAAGGCATCCGGTGTCCCGGCAGATCACGAGCGGTTCACCATTGCTGCCGATCTCGAAATCATCCCATCCTGTCGCCCATCGCGGTAGCTTGATCACCCGACGGGTCACGGACTTACGATCGTCCAGCGTAGCCCGTACCATCTCAGCCGACATGAGAATCGGCCGCTCCTTAATGTCTGTCATTTGTTCTTCTCCCTCACTCGGATTTCCACTCTCGGCCTCAGCGGATCATGCTCCAACTTGATCGGCCCGCCCATAGTCCCTCGGCTATCGTCCACCCACACGCCCGCCGCCGTGAGCGCATCCCATACCGGCTTGAGCATCGCCGGGCGGTTGTCCATTGTGTCCTCCCGATGCCGGGTCCGCTTGTAGACCGTGACCGACACGCTCGCATAGGCCCACATTGGCCCAGGATGCGTTCCTAGAGCCTCCATAGCGGTAGCCCATGCATCAGCCTTCAGCCGCTTCCGGGCGTGGTACAGGGCGAAGTGACCGATCCGGGCGTTAGGCGAGAGCGCCCGGCTGAGTTCAGGTAACACAATCGTCAACGTTTCCCCATCGAATGACGACAGGCCGGTGAGGTCCACCGAGGGCCTCGCCGGTGCTTTCCGCACCTTCTTCGGCGTTGGCAAGTCGTCCGGTACATCGCCGCCGGGATCGATCCCTTGGGCGTGGAGTTGCGCGAGGGCGCGAGGGCCGAGCTGCTTGAGTTCGGAGGGCTTCAGGCGCATCGGTGATTAGCCTCAAAGACCGCACGGGCGAATCCGGCAGGTGTTACCGATCGCTTGTCGGCTCGGTCGGCACTCGGCGACATCAGGTGCATCATTGAGCCAAGGTCAGCAGGCACGGGCCGAGGAACCGGCATCTTGAATCCATTCCCTGCCCACAGGCACGTACGCTTCATGTAGTGGCCGCCGGGAGGGTCGAGATAGCCGCCGTATTCGCATGGATCGAAGGAGTAGTCGAACGGTCGCCAGCAGGTGGACAATCGACCGACCGGGTTTTCGATGAAGTACGGCGCTCCGGTCGCTTCACAGAGTGCATGGCAGGCCGCTACTGTAATCAAGGCTTCCCCGAGCCTTGCAAGCCCCTTATCAGCGAACCAGCGGGCACCACTTGACGCAAGGTCCGTGCAAGGCGGGAACGCGGCACAGAAGGCATACTCGCCCGGCGGTAGTGCATACGCCCGGACATCCGCGCCGACGTACATGATTCCGTCTCGTTCGATCGTGTCTTTGTGCTGGATGTCAACCGCGATACACCGATACCCGGCCTCTGCCCACGGGCGCAGGAACACGCCGGTTCGATCGCACAGACTGAGAACGGTTTTCAACTCACACCCGATTCTTCCAATGTAATAGTCCCTCCGACCGATCTTCCCTGCCCGCACAGCCACCGCCGAACACGGCGGGCCGCAGCGCCATCCGCACGCGCCTCCGGGCGAACCGGGCGGGTCCGCTTCTTCGGCTTTTGAATGTGGGCCATGTAGCACGGGCGGGTACAGAATGTCGAGCCCGATTCCTTCTGCTTCTCGGGCGTAAACGTGATGCCGCAGTGGAGGCAGACGTAGGATTTAAGCTCGGTCATGCTGCTGCCTCATCTAGCACAGCCATCGGCCAGTTGTATCGCTTACACGACTGCACATACTGATTGAAGCAGTCTCGCGAGTGGTAGACCTTGCCTGTGGTATCGAACACGGGTTTGTCGCCATCGCCCGGATCGTCAATATCCTCGATGCTGATCTTCACATCGACACAGCCGCAGCACCAGTGATAATAGCCCCGGTCGATCCACTCTCGCGGCGTAGGCGGGTCGGATGCATCATCGAACTCCGGGGCTCTCTTGGCCCGTGCGTCGATGTACTGAGTGTCCGTCAGGCATCCGGTACCGTGCCCATACAGACGCGCTAGACGAGCCGTCCGGGCGAATACGATCATCTGCCCCGCGTCGTCATCGTTCGCATCCCATACCAGATACGCCCGCTTGGTTGCTTTTGCATCCATTATCGATCCCTCAGTTTCTTCCTCACCGCGTACTGCCTTATCGACTCGTAGTCGTCTCCCCGCGCCCGCCATTCGAGCTATTCGGGCGGTGCGCCTATCGCGCGGCGACGCGTCTCCACGGCGGTGTTGAACGTGGCGCAGGCATCGGCGAAGAGGGCCTGCCGGGCTTGGTCGCGGTTGGTGGGTGCGTATGCTAGACGGTTCATTTGTTTGCCTGCGGTTTCTGATTAGCACTGATCGCGTTGATTTGCTCAACAGCCCACGCCCGGTTCTTGTATTCGAGTTGCCGAGGTGTAAAGCCGTGGGCGAGCAGCAATCGCTCCTGATCGATCGTCAGTGGTACTCGACGTAATGACCGGGACTGATTCTCCAATCCGCTTTCAAGATACACTGTTTGCCGTCTCAGTAGAGAGGCGTTCGTCATTTGCTTATCGGACTGCGGGGCCATGCATGCTCCGCAGAGTCGGGAGTATTCCTCCGGGGTAGCATCCAAGTTCTCGGCGAATGCCCAGTGCTCCGGGTTACAGGCTTTGGTAGCTCCGCACCGAGTTCCGCCCGTGGCCGTCAGTAAGTGCCATTGCACTCGTCCATCACGACGGCCAAACTTTGCCCCGGCCGGAATAACCTTCTCCGTGTCGCCGGTCACGAGATTTGATGTGTGGCGATCAAGACCTTCCATATTTGGATTACCTCGGGGAGTGAGCCGCCGTCGTTCGTCCCGCCGGCGGCTTCGGGCCTCCCATCTGATTAATTCCGCTGCCGATTAGGGCATGTGCGGTAGTGGAACGAGCCATCCTCGTTCCATCGTTCGGTGACGTGCTGCCCGTTCTTCTGGATCTTCTTACTGAATATGGGCGCTCCGCAGTCCCGGCAAAAGCCCTTGTCCGCATCGGGTGGAATACCACCGGTGGACTGCTGCTGCCCACCACCGCCTGACTGAGTGCGGGCCGCAATCTGTGCGCGCTGATCCTCGGGGATCAACGCTACCAGTTCCTTGACGGTCTTTTCAGCGCCCGTCACGCAGAAGGTGCTTAGAGCCTCCTGGTAGGACTTCATCAATGCCGCCCGGTTATCCGAGGTCACCCCAGATACCGTCATAGTCCCGGTACACCGCGCGGACTGGTACAACTCCACTCGCGCGGCCTCTACCGTGATCGTAATCGTCTCGACTGTCGCCATCGTTCTCTCGCTTTCGGTTGCGGCCGTTTCGCCGCCGGTTGTGTCGGCCATCGTTTGTGTCACGATCTGAGTAAGCCGATCATCCCTCAGATCAACGCATCCCGCACAGAGAGCCCCATCCACTGATGGGCGTCTGCCGCAGGCTCTACACAGCATCGGGCTTCTTTCGCCCGCGCTTTGCGCCCGGCGTTACCGTCAGGCTGTTCTTCGGCGGCTTCACGATCGGGGCCATGCCGCAAAGGGCCTGAGATATGATGTGCTGAACCTGCCAGCTCTCGCGCTGACGGATTACTTCCTGCCACGCTAGAGCCAACGTAAACTCTTCGGTGTCTCGCCAAATGCGCAGTTCAGCCCGGCACGTGTTCGGCTCTGCATCCTTGCGCATATCGGGCGCAACGTACAGGTTGGCGATCCGTTGCGAAGGCTTGAATGGCACTAGTAGGCCGGTCATCGGGTCCGCATAGAACTCCGCATGTTGGTAGGACAACAGCGACAGCAGATCCGATATACGCGGGGTAATGTCGCCCCGGCTCTTGGCGTCGAATAAGAACTCGCCCTCGTGACCGTCGAGCACAACCCCGTCCATATCGAGCGTCCCGGCATAGACCAATGTCCGGTTATAGACCGCGCACTCGGCCCGCCTGACACTCACCACGTTCCGGTCAAGAAACTTGAGCAGCCCCACCACGAACGGCAGGACTTCATCCACTGATGGGGTTGCGTAGTCGTTGGCGCTCCGGGCGCTTGCCACCCAATCGGGTAGGTACGGATCATCCCACCGTAGCACGTCCCGGCGTCCGACCATTGCGCCCTTCGCCCATTCCTCTTGAGCGTCGTGCATGATGGTCCCACGATGCGCCCGCCGGGTCATTCCCCTCGGCCCGGCCATCGACATGTACCGGGTGTCCGCAAGCACCTCTAAGACCGGGCGTCCGACCATCGCGCCTATGTCGCTATCCCAGACGCCCACAGAGGCGTACAGCACGTCGTCGCGGCAGGTGGTTAGTTCCATCGCCTCGCGCAGCACAGCCACGTGTGCGGCCGTCTCAGAGGCGGCAAAGGACTGTTCCGCCCGGCGCATGGCCTCCGACGAAATGGACCGGAGGAACGTGCTAACCGCCGGGAAGTATTCGGGCTCTTGGCCCGGCCGCAGAAGGCTCGGATGGGGATTCTGGTAAAAGCCATCCTTGTTCCGTAGCTCCGTCCCGGTTTTCCAGTACGGCCCGTTGGTCGGTTCAGGTTCGTACTCGCGCAACACTAGCCCGCCATTCGCGATCGTGAGCGTGTCGGCGAGGTCACGGGTGAGAGTGGCGTCGGTGGTGGGGATGCGGCTGGTCATTGAGTGCCGCCCTGTAACGAATCCGCAACTTCTGCGATACGAGCCCGCGCAGTCGCCTGACGCTCCAAAGCCTGCGCATACAGATCATCGTTGCGAACTTCTTCAACCGCATCCCGCACAAGGCCGGTGAGAACAGCAGGCTCCAGCGCGTCAAGTTCCCACGAGTTATTCCCGAAGTTGCGGATGTACGTTCGGGCGCGGCTGTCGGTGATCTTGGCCGGGTTGGGTGGCGGGTTATACTGCCGCACCTGAGACATGTTGAGCGCCACGCGATTGATGCGGAACTCCAGCCCGGCATAGTCGTCGGACTCCATCAGGCGAAAGTCTCCTTTGCGCAACCGCTCCATACCGTCGCCTTCGTCGGTGATGTCCACCCACTGAACATACCGACTGAACAACTTTAGCCGGTCCTCTACGTCGCGGCTCATATCTACGCCGGAGGGATCGTGGTCGCCGAGGTAGATAATGCAGATGTCGCGCCCATTGTCGAGAGCGTTCATAATCCGCTGCCCGGCCTCTCTCATGGCGCTACAACTTGAGTATCCCTTGTTGGCCGTAAAGGGGATGTCGAGTTGGCGACAAACGGGACCGATAATGCCCTCCATCGCTTCCTTCTCGACCATCACTTCGACATACCACGGCTGATCGGCCCATGTGTCGAAGCGGAACTGCTCTGAACAGGCCCGCACGATGCTGGCGGGGCTATCCCAATGCCCGTTCTCTACACACTCACGCCCCCGGTCCTCAATCATGTCCCAATCGACCATACCGCACAGCCGGGCGTCTGTCATGATGCCGCCGAGCCATTTATAGTTAGGCGTGGCGTTCTTGGTGCCGTTTGGGTCACGCACCCACTTATCACCGCCGACATTGCGCCACTTGCGACTGTCGGGGAAAAGGTCATGAGCGACCATCTGATAGTACGTCTGCCTGAGCGTGAGCCGGTACCCCTGTGTCCGATATGACGACAGGATACGCCGCACATCTGTGACTATTCGCAAGGCATCGTCGCCCAATGCGATCGGCTCGAAAAACTCTTCCATCTACAGCCTTCCTCTCGGATGTGCTACTTGCTCCATCGCCGCCCGGCACGGCCCGACGCAGCGGGCATCCGCCAGCGTTATCGCGCCCCACAGCGCAAGCAGCGCCATGATGCCGACAATGAACGCGAGCGCTACGCCGCCCATCGTGTCGCGGTGGGCTTGGTCGAGCGCCGAGCCGATATGGATGTGCTCGGCCCGCTCGCGGTCGATCCGGTGTTCCTGCACCACGTTCGGGCAGTTGCGCGGCGGCGGGGTGGGTAGATACTGGTTCGGGCCGCTGTCGCGGAATCGTTGGGTGTTCATTCGGTGGCCTTTCCGGTGGCGTCCGGGAACGGGTAGCAGTTCGGGGCCAAATGCTTGGGCGCGAACTTCGCCACCTGCCTAGACATGATCAGGTGATTGCGCAAGTTGCTGAAGCGGGCACACTCGGCCCCTTCTGGTCCTACGACCGCATACCGACATGCCTTCTCGCCTTGGTTCGCCCCGCACTTCCAGAGGTCGGCCGCTTTCACGTCGTATTTGCCGATAGCGGTCAGTGACGACGTTAACTGCCCATCGAATGCGTCGTCGCCGTCGAAAACGACGGGTGTCTCCTCCTCTGTGCAACAACCCATGAAGTCGTCGCACACGACGCCGACCCGGCCGCTAGACGTTTGCACAATGGTCCCTGATTTCATCTACTTAGCCTCCTCCCATGCCGTCGTGAGCGCCTTGATGAACGCTTCAACCTCTCTCGGGTCGGCTATCGTCGCCAACGCCGCCTCTGCGGCCCATTTGAACATCTCGCCCTGACCGGCGAACCGACCGGACGCGCGGATGAACTCGCGGTCAGCCTTGTGGTAGTCGGCAATGGCCGCGTCGAAGTCGAACGGCTCGGTTGGGTCGGTTAAGAGTTCGGTGGTCATTGGATTAGGCTTTCTTGAATGTGCCGGTCGCGTCCACCTTGTAGAGAACGGTAGGCGGTTCTCGATCTCGGCTGTAAAGATGCGCTCAAGCACCCGGAGTTCGGGTTTCTTCAGTCCCATACGATCTCCTCTTCCTTCAAAGCCATCTCATCCCCGGCCGCCTCAACGATCCCGCCGAACGCCGGATGCTCGGCCAGCCGCCGCACGAACCGCAGATGCGCCTCTTGCGGGCTCTCAGAGGGACGTACGCGGGTCTGAGCCATGATCCGGCCGTCCGGGTCAGTCATGCGGATTACCGGGCGTCGGCGGGAGCCTGAGAGGCGTATGAGGCAATTAGCCATTCTCAGATATGCTCTCAGGCGGCAGGCGGCACCAAACGACATCGTAGACGAAGGCGGCAAACCGGGCGAACTCTTTCTCTTTAACCGATGTACGGGTACCGACCGGCCATGCGCCAATGCGGGCCGGACGAAGGCGGTTGTAGTTCTCCCGGAACTCCTGGTTATGGGTGCACGTCGTGAGAACATCAGCGAATGTCAGTTTCTCAGCCATCGGCGTTCTCCTCTTCGGGTAGTTCGCGGACCCGGACCTGCACAGCCTCACTCGTCGGCCGGAACACCATGAACGCAGCATCCGATGTGATCCCAGCCCAGTGGTCACATGCTCCTGCCACCATCAACGAGGTACAGGGATCAACCGCAACGATCCGGTGACAGTACGGACACTCGGCCCCGTATCGCTTCTTAACCATCAGCCTTTTCCTTGTCGAGTTCCGCTAGGGCCGCAAGGCCGGCGGCGGTGATGCGGACTATGATTGCCGTCCGGCCATATCGTTGCTCAACCAAGTCGCTGTCGATAAGTACGGCCAGCGTACGCACCGATCGGCATACCATGCCCCGGCGCATAGAGAACGGCCATCCCGGTTCACCCCGCCCGTGATCGGCGAGAGCCCGAAGCGCCCGGATCTGCGCGGGCGTCAGTTTACGCATTCTCGGCCTCTTCCGGTCGTACGGGCGTGATCGGGTTCAGACCCCGTGACGACTTGATCCGATACCCGGCCTGAGACAGCGCATAGAGGAACACTTGCCGGGACTTGAACCCCATCGCCTTCGCGATCTGCTCGGGTGTCTGCCCGGACGTGAGTAACGCGCCGATCTCGGCTACCTGCTTTGATGTCAACATGCTATATCCTAGCACGGTGGCGAAGTGCATGTCAAGCCGGAAGGCTAAATCTTTTGCGTTTATTTCTGCATGGCGCTTGACAGACTGATACAACCCGGTCTATAATTACCTCAGACACACCGAACCGGGGCAGCGCCCCGAAGCCGAGGAGAGAACGATGGAGCGAGATCGAGCATTATTTGAACGCGGCGATTGCCCTGATGAAGGTTTTAATCGTCGGGTGGGTGATTTCGGCGACTTTGCTACCGAGGCCGTTGTTCATGGTCCCGGCGTCCGCGATTGTGGGCTGGCTGTTGTGGCGCTGGGGTGATCAGCAGCTTAGAAGTGTCGGCATGTAAACAAGAAATCGCCCGGTCAGCCCTGATCCGGCCAACCGGGCGCACACCAACCAGTCTTAGGAGGGCTGATCAGTGTCAACAACTTATACCACAAGCGATTACGGCATGGCCGTCAAGTACCAGAACGACGACATCCGGTTCTTCCAGTCGAACGGCCTGTATGACGACTGGCGACGGGCGCAAAGCGAAGCGCCGGCAGGGCGGGTGCCCGCAAGGGTCGAGCCGGAGGCGGTGCCGGACTTGGCGAAGGAACTCTGTGACATCGTGCGAGCCGAGACGCCTGCCATGATGGCTGAGATTTACGCGACGCTTGAAGAGTTGGGGGAGCAGGTTCGGGCGGTCGAGAAGAAGGCCGACGAGCAGGCGGAAGTTGGACGGTAGCCGGGAGGCTAGAAAGAGGAACAGACATGCATGCAGTAGCAGAAATCCTTCTGCCGCCCGGTACCAAAGACATCAAGGCGGCCATCGATCAAGTCATGAACTTCTTCTGCAACGCCACAGAGGATGACGACGGCAAGGAAACCATAGGCGAGTGCGATTGGTGGGACTACTGGCAGATCGGCGGGCGGTGGTCGGGCAACAAGACGAAGGCCACGATCCCCCAGGAGCGCCTTGACGAGTTCTGCGCCGAACTGAACCGACGCGGTGTCACGGTGTCCGGCTTCACCGCAGGCAAACAGGAGCTAAACCCGCCATCCCAGATCCCGGAGGTCGATGCGCTTTGGCGGGAGTGGTTCCCCGGCGCGGGCGAGCAGTGCCAGATATTCGCCCACTCAGGAAACCGGGGCGACATCATTGACGGCAATATCTGTACCGTCGCCGATGTGCCCGACAATCTCACCGCAGAACGACTGATCTTGGCCGGGCCGCATTGGGATGCAGCCAGCCACCCCAACGATCTTGAGGCGACCGATATGATCGTCACCGAATACTGGAACCGCTGCCGTCATCAGAAAACGGATTGGGATGGCAACGTGGCGGAAGGCATCCGGCGGTTTGTCGCCAAGGGCACTGAAGAAGCCGAGTGCTACAAGGCCCGTAAGACCGAGCGGGGCGAGGAGATCGATGAGGAGTGGGTAGCCAGGAAGGAACGGAAGATCCCCGGCCCGAATTGGCTCGTTGTCACCGTGGACTACCACAATTGACCGCCCGCGCCCGCGCGATGTCGTACTACCTGTCCGTCCAGCGCCGACCACGAACGCCTGAGCGCCGGTGCGTGTGGCTGAAGCGGCACGGGCGGGACCTAGTGACGTGGAGGCGGGTGACGGGCGAGCTTTGTCCGTCGGAGAGGGAGAGATATGGACAGCACAAAATGGCTTGATGACCGCAAAGCGTGGCTCGACAGCCTCAAGCGCGGAGACGAAATTTACGTGGTCCTACATTGGGACCCAGGGCGACAGCATGTCGAATGCTGCAAGTTCGAGCGCCGAGGCAATGATGTTGTTAAGATCGTGCGCCCGGATGGACGCGATGGGTCCTGTTACGTTCGGCAGACCTGTAAGACGATGGAGGAGGCGAAGTCCCGCCTAGAGCGTTACGCGGACTTCCTGAGCGTTGAGAAGATCATCGGTGCGCGAGACTTGACCAATGATCAATTGGTGCGTATCCGCATGATATGCGAGGAATAACGATGGACCGACTGAGTGACGAACGTCTCGGGGAGTTGGAGACAGTGGCGAAGGCAACGACACTGCAAGGCCCATGGGAGCACCATACTTACCACGGCACATTCGAAATGGTGCAACCTGTTCTCTTTGAAGTCCCGAAGAGAACCCCGTTCGCTATCGAGCGAGACGGCAAGTGGTACCTCGACGGCCATCCGATGAACGTTTTCAAATGCGCGGCTGGCGATTGGGAGCCCGCGCCGGCCGATGCGGACTTTATCGCCGCCTTCGACCCGTCAACCGCCATCGCCATTCTCTCGGAGTTGCGGCGGGCGAGAGCAGAAGGGCAGGCGATTAAGGATCAGTATAACGAAGTCGAAGGGGCTGTAATCGACCTCCTGCACTGCATGGGCTTCGACACCAACCCCTACGACTCCGACAGCTACGACCTACTGAGCATGCTCGATGACGCAAAGCAGCACGCCCTTAAGTTGCGGCGTATGGCTGAGAAGGCCGGAGTGGTATTCGAGGGGTTTGGGCCACTACCGGAGAAGGCTGAGCCAGAGGCATGAACATAGCCATCGGCGGCCTGATGCGGTGCTGCATCGAGACGATCAAGCGCCGGGACGGTGAGTTTCCCGAAGGCGAGAACGCCCGCATCAAATGCGACTACTGCCCGTCGCATTTGATGCGAGAGGGCGGGACTTGGAGATGGGAGCGGAAGGAGGACGAGGATGGCACTGAGTAATGAGGAGTTAGCCGATCTTGAATTGCTACGTGCCATTGCGCACACCGGGACGGTGCTAACCCCACCCAAATCGGGTCAGCTTAAGACACGCCGCACATCGAACGACGGGTCGCCGGGATCGCCGTAGTTCTTGTAGAGGTCGGCGTAGGTGTGGGGCTTGGGAACGCTTGCCCAATTGACAGACATAGGAGACTCCTGAGATGGCAGTTGAGATCGAGAAGGCCGATTTCGAGAAGTACGGACTAGTGGACGGCGAGAAGCCCTCCATAGCGTCGAAGTGTCCGTTCTGCGGACGTGAGGCGGTCGCATGGGCGAACGATGATAACGATGGGTGCGACCATCTTGAGAAGGTGGAAGATGGCGTTTTCTACTTCGAGAAGTGCGAGTGGGATCACAAGGCCGGGGAACCGATCAAGGTAGTTTAACCGGCGCTCTTTCAATTTGCGACGGGTTGATGTGAATCTGAAATAGACCGGGCCGAGCCCTCACGGAATCGGCCCGATCGGCTACCTAGCCCTGCGCGGGCGTTGCGCCGGGGTCCTGAGCCGCCGTGCTGGCCGCCGCGCCCTTGAGCGCGTTGTCGAGCGCCGTCAGGTTCGCGAGCGTGTCGGTGAAGTCGGGCTGATTGCCCGCAACGGCCGCCTTGATATCGGTGATGGCGGTCGTAATAACCGCTTCGAGGCTCTGTTCGTCGGACTGCGCCTGGGCGACTGCCGCGTCGAGGTCTGCCTTAGTGACTGTTGCCATGTGGAGAATCCTTCTTGTGTTGAGATAGGTTAGCCAAACCACCCATAGGGTGATGAGGCTGAGTACGTAGGGCATAGACTTCGCCCTCCTAGGAACCGGCTATTCCATTATGCACCGGGCGGGTCGGCAGGCGACACCAACGGAACCGCCGGGGCGGCCACGTCCGCGACGGCCTGCACGTTGACTGTGTTGGCCTTGATCGCCTTGCCGTGGCGGTTCAGCCGTACCTGCTGTATCGCGGTCACGAGGGCCGTGATGGCCGCCACGACCATTGTGATGTCGTTGGCGAGGTTATGGATGTCGGTGGCCGTCATGGCGTCACCTTATTGATCGTCACGTGCGGGACATCCCCGCCCGCAACAAGGATGTCGAGGAAGGGCTTGATCTGCGCGAACGCCTTCTCGCCCTTGACGGTGCCGAACACGTGCGTGAGAGTGTATTCGATCACGCCGTCAACGCCACCGAACAGGGCGATGGCGAAGTTGAGAAGCTGCTTACCGAGGTTCATAGTATCTCCTTGTAGGGTTATCCTTGTAGAGCTAAGCCCGCGTGCCACAAGGATGAAAAGACACACGGGCCTGTTTCACCGGCGAGGCCGGGAAAGGTGAAAGATTGTGAAAAGCTACGTTCGGCCCCGGCTCACTCTCTACCGGTGCGACTTCTGCAAAAAGCACGGCACGAAAGCTCGGATCGGCAAACACGAACCTCAATGCTTCGGCAATCCTGATCGTATCTGTGCCGTCTGCCAGAACGAGGGCCGGGTTGAGGTGGGTTACGATGGGTGCCCGCGCCCGCATCCTCGATGGGACGACGGGGCCTGGATTCCCGAAGGCGTTGCCACGTGCCCGTACTGTGTGGCTTACCACCTCCACCTCGCCGGGATTTACTTCCAGATGACGAAGAACTTGGGCTGCCTCCCCACGATTGAGAACGTCGGGGGTCTGTCCATCACCATCCCGTCGTACTTCCCCGGATCGATCAAGGACTACGTTGACAGTCTATACAAGGAGCACAGGTTAGGCTATCCTACGGAGTAGCCGATACCACCGTAGACGCCGCCGACCGGCCTAATGCCCCGCCTTCTGCCGCGACGTAGTAGTAGTACGTCTTACCGGGCGTACGACCAGTGTCCGTGAACGTCCCGCCAACGATGCCCTGCTTAATGATCGTAAAGCCGATCGTGGCCGAGGTCGAGCGGAATACGGTGGAGGCCGTACCGGGCGTTGGTGTCCACGCGAGGGCCACAGAGCCCTTCACAGGAACCGTAGCCGTAAGCCCGGTCGGCGGGGCCGGGAGCTTCGGGATCAGTGCCACGCCGGCCTCAAGCGCCTCCACGGCCGTATTCACCGGCGCAAGCGCCGTAGCGATGGCGGTATTGACATCGCCGAGCGTGAGGCCGCCCACGGCCGGAACCGGCGTAGGAGGCGATCCTGGGGCCACTGACGGGGTAGGCAGAGCCGTTCCGTTGATAACGGCCTGCTGCCAATTGTTCAGAGACGCTCCAGCATCGGTGAGAGCCATCACGGCCCCACTGAGGCTATCAACCAACGGCATGGAATCCTGCCCGAGCGTCGTCCACGCCCACCCGGCCATGCCGACGATACCGGATGCCCTTGCGGCTTCGAGTTTCACCGGGTCAAGGTAGTGGTGCTCAGACATGAGCACGTTCGGAAGTCCCGCCACACGGGCGGCAAACGTCGTAGGGTCCTGCCCGTAGGAATGCCATCCCATGAAGTCGGCGGTTCCTGCTGGCAGAGGATTGGCGGCACATCCCCGGCCATCGCCCTGAAAGCCTTCAAACGGGCACAGGATCACCGTGGAGGGCTGCACGCTGCGGATTGCGCCACAGAGCATTGCTGCGGTCGGTCGCCATGCCTCCCATGTCGGGTACCGGTGGGGCTCGTTGAGGATGTCGATCACGACCGGGACACCGGCGTACCGATTCGCCACGAGGACCAAGAGCTTGCCGAGCGCATCTTCCCGGTCGGTAAGCGTTGCCCCGCCCGGCATGTCCTGCGGGGCAATCACAGGGATCATCCCCGCCGATAGGATGTTCTGCACGACCGAATCAACCAAGTCGGCATACCAGTGATACGCCCAATATTTGTCTGGATCGTAATTCGCCCGCATCCACTTCATGCCGAGGGAGGCGAGCAAGCGGAAATAACCGGGGGAGTTATGCGCGGGCGTCGGCTGAGACGCAAGGGCGTTGCCGAAGTTGCCGCCGATGGAGACACCGGCCTTCCCGGTCGGCCCGAACGCGGCCTTGATATCGGGATAGGTTGCGGGATCGACCTTGACCACCCACTGCCCCACCGGGATCATTGCGCCCGGCCACACCCATCCGCTGATCTGTTTCCATCCCGAGTTGTAGACGGCCCCTTGGAGGTTGTAGAGCCCCGGCGTGCTTGGCATCGTGATATGCGACACACCTTTGAACGAAAGGTAATTGTCCAAGGGATCGCCGCCGGGCGTGAACTGAGTGCCCCGGATGAATGGCTGCCCCCATCCCGCCGTGCCCTTGATGAGCACGTAGGTATCGACTGCCCCGGTCCCCTGCGCCTCCGGCCCGGTCCACGGCCCGGCAGGTATCCGCACCTCGTACGGGATGTTGATCTTCCCGTCGGGGCCAGGGATCAAGGCGTTGTCCTGGTCGAGCAGGAGGGTAGGCGTCGTAATCCTGATCTGCGTCGTCGTGACCACAAGCCCGAGATCGGGGCCGTAGAATCCCGCATTCCCGGCAGGCGGCGGGATGAGCTGCGGGGAGGGCGTCACCGGCTGCCACGGCAGTTCAGTGTTGAAGTTGGAGCCGACCGCAAACAGGACCATCCGCCACTTCGTGTAAGTGCCGACCGGCGCGGGGCCGACGATGGAGAACGTATTCGCCATGTTCGGGAACAGGGCTATGGGATGCGCGGGATCGGAGTTGAACGTCTGCCATGCGTTCGTGTCGGCATCCAATGCGTAGACCTGTGCGATGGCGTTCTGCCCGTCGCCGGGGCCGGTTACGATCGTTCCGCTGATTGTCACGGTGCCGAGGTCGGCGCTACCGGATGCGGTGACTGATTTTATAGTAAGCATTTTGGGATTACCCCTTGACAGATCGTTCCGACATGTGATAGGATTACAGCAGGCTCAGGAGGGTCTACTGATGTGTGATTTCCATAGTTGTGTTGTTTACCGAGACGGCACACTGTACCATAGTGTTAAGAACAGCCATAGCGAGGCTGTCAAGGAGAGTGGTCGAAAGACGAACACTAACACTGTGTCGAAAGCCGCCTACGTCGAGTTGGAGTGGGACGGCCGGGGCATGTTCCCGAAATGGGAAACCCTTGCTCGTCTGAACGGCTCTGACTACACCAAAGCACAGCAGGACAGCGGCGAGGCGCATTATCGCAAGTTGGCGGCATTCCTCGCTGGCGATGATAGTCACGCTACGTACTTCGATCGACCGGAATACTTCGACGTAATCATAGCTCGCCTCGGCGGCTCGGTGAGTTTCGATGGCGATAAGATGAATATCGACCTGGACGGCCTGACCTCTGCTGAAGGCCTCACGCTCCCGACCACTGTGGGCGGTTGGCTGTCCCTGGACGGCCTGACCTCTGCTGAAGGCCTCACGCTCCCGACCACTGTGGGCGGTTGGCTGTACCTGGACGGCCTGACCTCTGCTGAAGGCCTCACGCTCCCGACCACTGTGGG